GTCCCATCAAGCTCGTAGTCGGTGACCGCCGGGTTCGCCCCCGCGGCGTCGCGGACGATGGCCCGAAGGAAGTAGGTGCCGTCGGTGTCACGCATGACGACCGTGTCGGACTCGTTGGTGAGACCACCACCGCCACCACCGCCCGAGGGCGACAAGGTGGCCGAGGCCGACGTCGGCTGCGGGGCGGACTGTGCGATGACCATGACGGTCTCCTTCAGGTCGTGCGGATCAGGTCAGGTCGCCCATCGTGTTGATCGGGAGGCCGGTGTGGAGGCAGCCGTCCCAGAACGCCACGGCGGTCCGGTGGGCGATGTACGCCTCGTCGTTCTCGCGGAAGTCGAACGCCTGAGCGTCCGGGTCGGTCCCCCGGATCTCGCCGCCGGGAGGGTTGACCCGCACTTCGCCGAGCAGGTACTGGACGGGGGAGGTGATGTAGGCCCAGTGGACGTCATCGTCAGCGTCGGGCGTGTTGTCGGGCCCGGAGCCGGTGTACCCCGACCCGGCCACGACGACATGGCCTCCGACGACGGTGACGAGGCGGGCGCCCTCTTCCTTCAGGGCTCCGGTCATGTGCCAGGCGGCGACGGTGGCGGCGGTCGCGTGGATCATGGACCGCTGCCCGGACGTCGACCGGGCCGCGGCCTGGATGAGGGAGATGAGCCCGAGACGGGGGGTCGTGATCGCCGTGGTGATCGGGCCGGAGTCGGTGAAGGTGTTCGAGTCGGTGAGCTGCAGGTTCCCGTCGGCGGCGAGCGCTTCGACGCCTGCGGTGCGGCCCTCCCACAGCTCGTACTCCATCGCCTTCCCTGTCCCGGCCTCCAGGATCCGTTCGGCCCGGTCGGCGAAGTCGATCGCCTGCCGGGACTGGGTGTCGCACTCGAACTCGGCCTGGAGCTGGTACGGGGTGAAGTTCAGGAAGTCGTCCGGGTAGCCCGGTTCGGAGCCCGGTGTGGCCGCGGCGCCGGGGCCCTCGGTTCCGGCCGGGCCGACGCAGGGAATGACCCACGTCTCCGGGTCGGAGCAGTTCTCGGGCAGGAACCCGAATCCGATCTCCCATCGGCCCTGCGGGTCGGTGGCCTGGTGAGGGTGGACGGTGGCCGCGGTGATGAGGCCATGCTTCGGGGGAGTCGTCGGCGGAGCGTCGATCAACGTTCTCGGGGCTACCACTTGTCAGACTCCTGATGTTGATTGTCGATGGACAGGGGCGGGGTTTCCCCGGGAGAGGCCAACCCTGCTGGCGCACCACATCACGCCACCGGACCGGAATCGGACCGGGTGCAGGGTCAGCCCCTCCCGAAGGGCAGGGCGCCTGACTAGCAGGCGAGAGCCGTCACACCGACGGGAGCGGTGCCGTCGGGGCAGAGGGTGTGGTCGTAGGCGTTGATCTCGCAGCCCACGTTGGCGATCTCCACCCACTGCTCGGCGAACAGCTCGACGTCGTTGGTCCGGTTGAGGGCCGAGTCACGGACCGGGCCGACATCGAGGGTTCCGGCGTCGAGACGGACGATCGAGCCCGGCGCGTAGACGTAGGACCGGACCACGGTCGGCAGATCCTGCCAGGCGGTCCCGACCCCGTTGTGCTCCGAGCTGGGGAAGGCCCCGTCGGTGCCGTCGTAGTAGTACCAGCCGATGTTGAGGCGGGCCTTGCGGGCCAGCACCTCGGCCAGGTTCCCACCGGGACCGGCGGCCACGGACATGCCGACCGAGGCGTCGTTGGTCATGTCGATGGCCAGGATCTCCTGGACGACGTCGGGGAGCAGGATGTCGAGGACGGCGTCCGTCGACATGTTGTTCCGCTTCCGGTAGTTGTGGCCGATGGTCAGCAGCTCCCGGTACAGCGACCGGACGGCGCCGTAGGCCGGGGCCGTGGCGGTGGCGATGTCGACCGCAGCGGTGCTGAGGTCGTCGATCCGGTCCAGGTAGTAGATCTCCTTGGCCCGGGTGTGCATCGTCTGGACCTGCTCCAGGAAGTCCCGGACCTGCTCCGGGAAGACCCGGAAGTTGAGGTTGTCGAACGTCACGCACCAGCTGACGGCGGCGACGGTCACCTCGGTCTCGGTCGGGCAGGTGACCCGCGAGCAGTTCTTGTCGACCCACCCGGCGCCCGGCGTGGTCGCCAGAGCGGTCGAGTCCTTGGTGTCGATCGCAGCACCGGCCTCGGTGGAGAGCCCAGGGGGGTCGATGAACCGGATGCCGCCACGGGGGGCGCCGACGGTCGGGAGGAACGCCTCCAGGGGCCGCTGCGGGCTGAAGCACTGGAAGAAGTTGTACGTCGGCATCAGCGGGGCGCACGGGCCACCCGAGGCGACGAGGACGTCCTGCTCCTCCTGGTAGTGGCGCTGGGCGTCACGGAGGATCGGGTAGTTCTCGTTCGGGGCCTGCGTCAGCATCTCCCCGTCGCCGAACTGCCAGAGCGCACGGAACGCCCGCTCCATCTCCCGGTTGCCCTGCCAGCCGGTCAGGTTGTGGAGCCGCTCGGTGAGCAGCTCGGCCATCCGGTCGAGATCGACGACGGTGCCGGGGTCGACGTCGGCCGAGCCGAGCTGGCTCGTGGTCCGCATCATCCGCTCGACGCTGGCGTTCCCACCGGCACCGGGGGTCTCGTCGGAGGCCCTGGAGGCCGACATGGCACGGGTGACCGCCGAGGCCGAAGCGGTGGCCGGGGCAGCTGCGCCATCGTCACCAGGCTGCTCGGCGGGCTCCGTTGCGGCGGCCGGAGCGTCACCGGTCGCGGCCTCGGCGGCGGGGGCGTCACCGGCGGGAGCCGGGTCGGCGGCATCAGCGACCGGGGCGTCAGCGGCCGGGTCGGTCGACAGCTCCTGGTCGGCGGGGGTCGAAGCCTCGGCCGGGTCATCGGCGGGCTCCTCGTCCTCCTCGCCGTCCTCGTCGTCATCCGGGTCGTCAGCGAAGCGGCCCATGACCTCATCGCGGCGGGTCTGCTCGGCGGCGGCGGTGGCGTCCCGCTCCTCCAGCTCGGCCTCGATCAGCTCCTTGGCGTCGGCCAGCGCTTCGAGCTGGTCCAGGCCGGAGGGGACCTCAGCGGAGTCCTCGGTGGCGGCGACCGCGGGAGCGTCCGGGTCGATGGTCTTGGCGGTCTCGATGATGGTCGAGAGCTGCCCACGCAGGGCAGCATCGGACAGGTTCTTCCAGTTGGGAAGCAGGGCGAAAAGCACGGCAGTCCTCCAGGGACATACAGAGGGTTGGTTCTGTCACCGCGGTTCGACCTGCCGTCGAGCACCACTCACCCTTGGCCTCGGCCCTGGGGCTGCGGCACATAGTAGCCACGCCTCCCGGTCGGGTGTGGTTCTCCCGGCTACTTCGGGTTATACCGACGTCGGCCCGTCATCGGTCCTATGTCCTCATAGGTGCCGTTCCCCTCGAATCGTCGCGGCCCGTCACCAGGTTGTAATATTTTTCGTGTATCTGAACGGCCCCCCTGAGGCGTCTTCTACACACAGGACCGGCCGCTACCAGCCGTCCGTGACATCCGGGGTCCAGGGCAGCTCACGACGGCAGTCGTCGCACCACACCCGCCGATGAATCTCCCTCGGCCGCCCGGCGATCTCCAGGAGGAACACGCCGCACACCAGCGACGGGAACTGGCAGTGGTCACACCAGCCGCCCGTGACCGTCACCAGCGGCCAGTAGGCGACCTGCACCCGATGAGATCTAGCCATCGGCCTGCGCCGGGGACCGCTCGGTCACCACATCGGCGTCGTCGCAGAACAGGATGACGTGACGGCCGTTGTCGTGGCCATCCGGGTCGAACCGCAGCTCCGACGGGCCTCGGATCTCGATCCGGTCGGCCCACTCGACCCCGCCACCGTCCCTGGAGATGAACAGCGGTGGCCGACCTTGGCCCCGGGCCCGGAGGTCGACCCAGATCCTAGCCATGCGCCGCGGCGGCTTCGCCCTCGGTGCCCTCCAGCTCCCAGCGCTTGTGGTGGTTGCACCACACCTCGGTGTGAGTCTCCCGGCAGCCCTCGCACTCCCGCTCCCGAGTGATCTTCGTGGCCGCCCGCTGTCGGGCCTTCCGGACCGACGGGGGCAGGGCCAGTCCGGGCGTGACGACACCCCGGCGGGCTCCACCAGAGCCGACCGGGGTGATCCTCGACGTGCCTTTGGGGCGGGTCACGCCGCCTTGCTGGCCTCGTGCTCGGCCAGACGGTCCTCGACCCGGCGGGCGATGATCCGGTTGGCGTCACGAGGGTCCTCGGTCGAGTACCGCTTCGCCCAGTCACGCAGCTGGGTGACGTTCAGGGCGTCGACCGCGGCCAGCACCTTCACCGTCGGGTCACCGGCCTCCTTCGAGACGGGCTCGTCCGGCCGGGCGGCGGCCTTCGACTTGTTCTTCCGGGACAGCTTCTTCGCCTTGTCGGCGCGCAGCTCCTGCGGGGTCTTCTTCTTGGCCATGGCCGCACAGGATAGACCCAGGCCGAGATGGCCAGCGGGTTCTACCCGAGCAAGACGACCGGGTGATCCTGAGGCATCAGGCACCACACGCCCTCATGCCGGTCAGTCCACACGGAGAACCCGACCTTGCCCTCATGGTGGCGAGGGGTGGAGTTGACCCGGCCGACGACCCACCGGTCATCGAGGTACAGCTCGACCATCTGGCCACGGCCCACGAACAGGGCCTCGGTGTCGACGTTGGGCTTCCGGAAGGTGGTGGTGGTGTTGGTCATACGGCGGAACGTAGCACCTAGTACCACGCAGTCAAGGAAGACCCCTTGGGGTGCCCGGTGCGGCCATCGAGCCCCGCGGCCTCCCGATCCCGGTACGTAGGGGAGAGCGGCCCGGCCCGCCACAGGGTGTGGAACGGGTGGTCGAAGTCGTCCAAGGCGTTCAGCATGTCGGCCTGATGCCTCCGGTAGGCCCGGTCGGCGCCGGACTCGTAGCCCTCCGCGATGGCCTCCTCATCGTCCGGCGCCGTGCCGTCCCAGAACCCAGCCCAGAACGGCATTACCGGTCCCGCATCTCCAGCACCTGACCGGCCGTCACGTAGACGATCCGGCGGTGCATGTCCTCGCCCATGTAGCCGACGATGTCACCGTCGATCACGATGTGGGCCACGACCTCGGCCCGGCCGCTGGCCTTCACGTAGGCCAGCTCCGCGGTGGTCTGCTCGGCCCCGAAGTCCATCACCAGACGGCGACCCCGGGCGTACCAGGGGCGGACGGTGGCGATCCCGTCCCGGATCCAGCCGAGCAGCTCGGCCTGCTCCCGGAGGAGCTTGGCCTGCGCCTCGGCATCCTCGGCGGCCTTGATGTAGCCCTCGACCGTCTTCCCGGCCTCGTGGGCCGTGGTCTCGTCGAACTTCTCGGAGTGCTTCTCGGCGTAGGCCGGGGCCACGGATTGGATCTCGTCCCGCACCGCCGCCCGTGCGTTGTCAGTGCCCTTGGCCATGCTCCCAGGGACCCGGAGGGTGTCATACCCCCGATCGGCCTTCCAGAGGCCAGGGGACTCTTCCACGACGGCGGCGCACATCCGGTAGAGCTTCCCGTTGATCGTGACTTCCTCGGCCTCGTCGTCGCCGTAGTTCTCACCGCCGAACTTGATCCGACGGCGGCCGTGGTGGTCGCGGTCGAACCGCACGGAGACGGTGCCCTTCATCCGGGAGGGGCGCAGCTCGTGCTGCACGAACTCGATCACCGGCTGCTCGGCCAGGGTGCTCATCGCTCGACCCCGTGAGTCTCGATCATCCAGTGCTCGTCGGGGGTGCGGTCGAAGAACATGGCGACCGCTTCCATGGTGTCGAGCGGCTGGTCGGGCCACTCGGGGTCCCAACCGTCGTCGATGTACTTGCCGAGCTGAGCGTGGGCCAGCTCACGGGACCCGTGCAGGGTCACGTTGACGCCGTGCCGGTGGGTGACGGTCAGCACGTAGACGTCGGGCTCCTCCTGGGTCAGCCGGTCTTCGACGATCCATTCCTCGTCGAAGTGGTCCAGCTCCTCTTTCATGTCGGTGAACCACTCGACGAACCCCTTGCGGGTGTCGCCGTTGGCCACCTCGTACTGCCAGGAGGCAACGTCGTCCTGGTCGGCCCCTTCGGGCATGTGGGATGCGGGAAGGTTGCTCACTGCTGGGCCTCGGCCTTCCGCTTCAGGTCGGACAGGAGGTTCTCGATGCCGTGGAGAGCGTCGATCTGGTGCTGCTGCAGGTTGCCGTGGTCCGAGAGGCGGCCGACGACGCCGAGCTGCTTGCCCAGGTCGCTGATGCCGACGACGGTGGACACCTCGGCGGTGGCCTGCTCGTCCTCAGCGTCGGACAGCCAGGCCCGAACCAGGTGCTCCTGGGAGGGTGGGAGCTGGTCGAGGATGCCAGGGTCGGCGTCGGTCATCCGCTTGCAGATGTGCCAGGCGCTGGCCCCGTGCTGGTCGAACAGGACAGCCACGACGAACGCGCCGTCGCTGGTGGTCATCGGGTGGTCTGTGGTGCTTCTGGTGTTGGTCATACCGACCATCGTAGCATCCTGACCTACACAGTCAACATGTGAGGGCAGTAGACGCGTCGAGGCCCCACAGCGGGCGGCGACATGCTGCGGGGCCTCAACCAATCCCGGGTGCGGTGGCCGGACCGACGATCTCGGCGAGGAGCGTCATGGCCCGCCCCCCGGGGACGATCGACATGCTACAACACCAGCCCGACAGCTGGTGCCTATGAGGCGAATCGCCTACAACCGGTCGACCGTCTGCCCGTTCTCACCGAGCAGATAGACGTTCGTGTCCGATGGCAGGACCCACACCTCGGAGCGGCCCGCCTTGTGGCCGATGAACGCTGTCCCGACCCGATCGTCGGGGGTGAAGTCGCCGACGTGGACCTGCCCGAAGCCGTGCTCCGGGTACCAGTCGAACGCCTTCCTGGCGGCCACCCACGGGTTCAGGGAGCCGCTCTCGTCGTCGTCCTCTTCGGGGATGATGCTGAACTGGCCGACTTCGAGCACCGACTCGAACCCGGCGTGCCACTCGGTCATCGCACCGGCCCACCGGCGGGGGAACCAGTCGGCTCCGTTCACTCCCTCCGGCATCTCAGGCTCGGAAGGGCGGACGCGGCCGACGATCTTGATGGTCAACATGGGGTGTCTCCTGTCTTTCTGTCTGCGAGGGCCCCGACTCTCGATGAGGCCACTCGCAGACTACAGGATCAGCACCCCATCCGCCGCTCCTGCGCTTCGGCAGCTCGGAGGGACCACTCGGCCTCGATCGACGCCTGGATCTCGGCGATGGCCTCGGGGGTGGAGTGGACGGTGACGATCTCGACCACGTTGGCCCCGTTGCACTCCGGGCAGATCCCGTCGTAGCGGCCGTCCATGTAGCCGTCCTGGTCATCGGGGTCCAGCTCGGCCCACTCGGAGGCGGTGAAGGAGCAGGCATCGCCGCGGCCCCAACCGTGCCAGGTGGTGCCCTTCCCGTCGCAGCAGCCGCACACCTCTCGGCGGTCGGTGAAGCGGAGCGGGGCGTCTTCGAGGCCGTTTTCGGCGAGGTCGAGCGCCAGATCCTGGCGGCTCTTGCCCCAGTCGGAGGGCAGCTCGATGCTGGTGGGGCGGTCGGTGGGGATCTCGGTGGTGGTCATACCGACATCGTAGGAAACCTACCCCATGTTGTCAACCCGTGGGGACAAGTTGGCGTTGAGGGTCAGGGACAGCGTCAGCCGTCTTCCGCATCACCGTCAACTCCGAGTAGTTCCGCCGAGCGTGCTCCTGCACCACCCGTTCCCCATCCGCCCTCGACCGAGGTGGCTGCTGCACCGGCCGGTACTGCCGGATGAACGTGTCCACGTGCTCCCACCCGTGCCCCTCCAACAGGTTCGTCACCCGCCGCGGCTGGTCATGGAACCGCTTCGACGCCACCTGAGGCTGGCACTTGATGAGCAGATACCCGCCGATCTCGACGGTCTCACCAGTGGCCAGGGCCCCGACGAACAGCTTCGCCATCCTGGCCAGGTTCGGGTCGTCACCATCGAGCCCGTACCGGTCGAGCATGATCCGGTTCGTCCCGGACAGCTTGAAGTCGGGGTCGAACACCGCGGCCCCGAACTTGGCGACCAGCTCGGCCGGGACCGGCTCGGAGAACCAGTCCCACCGGTGATCGGCCTCCCGGCGCTCGTCGATGTCGTTCGTCACGAGCAGGTCAGGCCGCCAGTACTTCCAGAACACCCCTCGGGACACGGTGGCATCGAACGTGGGGACCTCCGGCGCGAGGTAGGGCAGCTCGGACGCGGCGATGGCCGCCATCAGCTCACCCCAGTCCCGCCAGTACGGGAACTCCGGTGGCCCCTGGCCGTAGGTCGCCTCGAACCATTCGAGCTGCTGGGGGACGAACCGGGAGATCATCGCTCGGAGCCGGTCCCAGTAGCGCGGGCGGCCCGAGACGCCGCCGAGCGACATCATCGGGGGGATCGTCTCGGCCTCGGTCACGCCCATCGGTCCAGGCCCTTCCAGAAGCTGACGCACAGCACAGCAGCGATCGTCCCGCCAATCATCGGTTCCCACTGGCCGGACAAGGCCGACACCCCGGCCCCGAAGGCCCAGACGAACAGCCCGAGCCGCCAGATGGGGACGCCGTCCATCCGGCTGGTCATCGCCGTCGGCGGTCGGCCCGGTTGGGTCGACCACCGGCCGGGGCCTTGGCGGCCATGTCGGAGATCACCTTCTGCCGGAACATCGCCATGGTCATGGCGTGGAACTCGACGGCCATCTCCTCGGCCGTGGCGTCGGAGAACCCCTCCTCGGAGACCAGCTGGTCCCGGTACGCGCCGGTGGCCTGCCGGATGACGGCCGTTCCTTCGACGAGCTGCATGAGCCCTTCGACCTGGGAGACCGCGGCCTTGAGTTGGTCCATGTCTGGTTGTTCAGTCATCCCGCCACCGTAGCACAACCGGCTACGTCATGGGCGGTGGTCTCGGATCGTACTCCGCGGCCCCCAGCATCGCCCCGAACAGACCGAGCACCCCGATCCGGGTCCACGGCGGCCCCCCGCCCGGCCACACCCCGGCCGCCACCGCCGTCAGGCACAGCACCCACCAGCCGAGCCCGGCCACGAGCAACAGCCCATCGGCCAACGGGTCGTGCGGCTGCTCGCCCTCCTCCCGGACCAGCACCACCCGCCCGAACGCCCCCATGCGCTGCTGGGAGTGCAACAGCTCCCGTTCGCCGCCAGGCAGCTTCCAGGCGACCAGGAGACCCTGAGGGGCGATCCAGGCCAGGACCAGGAGCCGCCACCCGAGAGACCAGCCACCGCCGTCCCACCCGGCCAGGAGCCCGCCCGCGGCGACGACGGCCCCGATCGACGCGGCCACCCGCCTGCTCCCGCCGAACAGTTCCCGGATGATCCAATGGGCGACGAGGACCGGCCACCACAGCCAGCACGCCGCTCGGAGAGCTACACCCGCATCCTGCGTCAACCGCTACAGCACGAACCGCCGCAGTCGCACGACTCCCCAGCGAGGCGGGCCAGGACAGCCTCCTTGCGGGCGGTCAGCACAGGAGACTCGGTCGCTGCGGCAAGACGACCGAGGTGCTCCGGGACGGGCTGATCCAGGGCAGACAGAGCGGCCACCTTACGGGCGGCTAGGGCCGACAGGGCCGGGGTCCAGTTGGTTCCCACGATGGCCTGGTCGTCGACCGGGACCGTGCTGTCGTCCAGCTCGGGCCCGCCGGAAGCGACAAGACCGAGGTTGAACCCCGAGACGGGGACGGCCAGGACCCCGACGACACCTCGGCCGCCGGTCGCGGTGGCCCTAGGCCGCCAGTCGGGGGACAGGTCAGCGGCCCGGAGCTTCACGAGCTGCTCGTCGGTGACGCCCGGCATGATCCAGCCACGCAGCTGGAGACCGTGGGCGTCCTCGAACAGTCGGGCCTGGGCCACGAGGGAGCCGGTGTCGGCGTAGTGCGCCGCAGCGTCAGACGCCTTGGCTCGGAGCGACGGGTGGACGGTGTCCATCACGATCGGCCCGGCCTTCACCCTGGAGCCGTCGTCGCAGAGCACTTCCCCGGCGACCTGCGGGCCCTGGAACGAGTCGTAGTCCAGGCCGCGGGGCACTTCGACGCAGCGGCCCGAGAACCCGATGTGGCACGAGCCCCACATGGCGATGTGCCCGTGGATCTGCCGGAACCCGTTGTCGTCGGGCTCGCCGATCTCGAACGGGGTCGGCCGGTCGTAGTGCGCGGCCTCGAACCATTCGAGCGGCGGGCAGGCCCCACCGGCAGCGACCACGGGATCGTCGCTGTCGTCGAGGTACCGGATCCCGCCCTTCGGGGCCATCTCGGTGACCGGCTCGCCTTCGTCGTTGCGGATCAGGAGCCCTTCCTGGCGGGTCCCGTCGGTGTCGACGTGGAGGTAGTGGCCGTACTGCTCCATGATCTCCCCAGCGGTCAGGCCGGGGCCGACATCGGTGGCCCGCCACCCGAGGCTGGTGGTGACCCCGTCGGGCCCGGTGCTGGCGGCCTGCTCGTACCAGATCAGCACCGGCCGCCCTGCCCGAGCGTCCGCCAGGGCCGCCTCGACCTCGGCCTGCAGCTCATCGTCGTCGGCGGGGATCTCGACCAGGTGGGCGGCCAGGTCATCGCCGGTCTCGTCCGGGTACTGGCCCTCGGCCAGCTCCGAGATCGACGCCCACTGGATCTGCTCGACGTGCTCCTGCCCGTCCGGCCCGGAAGCGACGAACCCGGCCTCGATGGTCTCGATCGGGATGATGACCGTCAGCTTCAGGTCCGACGGGAGCGCACCGGCCGAAGCGACCAGAGCGTCCGGCTGGATCTCGGAGACGTCCCCGACGATCTGGAGGCGGGCGCCCTCGAACGCTGGGATCGACACGAGCGTCGCGGCCCCGATGCGGGCGGCGAGGATCACGAGGAGCCCGTCGCCGAGCAAGATCTCGATCAGCTCGTCCGGGTCGTCCGGCAGGTCCAACACGACCTCGGTCAGATCAACGCTGACGCCCTGCTTGGTGCCCTCCGACATCCGGCGGCGAGCGTTCTGCCCGTCCTCGCCGGAGTCGAAGAACCCCTCACCACGGATCTCGTTGCCGTCCCGGAAGATGTTCGTGATCGGCCCCGCGGCCACGGCACCGTCATGGCCGGGCTGCGACAGAAGCTGGTCCTGGAGCGTGATCGGCAGGTCCCGCCACGTGAGCGCCCCGGCCCGGATCAGACGCCGATCCGAGGTTTCGATCTCCTCCAGGGTGAGGACACCGGCCCACTCGGGGCGGCGGCCCTCGAACTCATTGAACGTGGCCACGCTGGCCCACTCGTCGGCCACGAGGGGGCGCTGCTGGAACGTCGGCAGCGGGCGGCGGCCTTCGACGATGGCCAGGGCCGTGTCGCGCTGGTCGGCCTCGGCGTCGAGCCGGAGCAGCCCGTCACCGGTCGACTCGTCGGCGGCCTCCTCCTCGTTGTGGTTCCGGACGTAGGTCGCGGCCCACGCCTTCCCGTCGTCCCCGCCGAGCATCTCCCACGCGATCCGCTCAGCGGTCGGCTCGCTGGTGGCGAAGAACCCGTCGGTGCCGCGCAGGTGCTCGTGGTTCTCGAACCAGCGGTTCACCCGCATGATCGTGGCCGGGCGCTTGTTCGACGCGACGGTCCGAGCGAACGTCACCATCCACTGCTCGCACAGCGTCCGGCGGTCGGTGTACTCCTGGTGCCAGTCCAGCGCCTGGCGGCACGCAGCGATGATCTTGTCGGTCGGCTTCACGACGGGGCTCCTAGGAACGAGGACGGGGCCCACAGTAGCCCCGCCGGGTCGGTGGTCTGGTGCTTCAGTCGACGCCGACGACGTAGAACGAGCACCGGCAGTTCCCTCTCATGTTCAGCGACAACGATGCGGCCCCCGGGTAGTCCGCCTCCTCGCCGCCCACCTCGAACAGCTGGTCCAGCGGCACCTCCTGACCGGACGCCTCCCGATGCTCCGGGCGGGTCCGCCCGTCGGGGGTGGCCAGCCAGATCTTCCTGGCTCTCGGCCCGGCCGCAGCCCGCGCCCCGATCATCGCCGCGCCGTTCCCGGCGGACACCATCTCCGTCCTGGCCACCAGCTCCGCAGCCCGAGGGCGCATGTCCCCAGCCACGAGCATCTTCGCTGTCCGGTCGATCGACGCCCCATCCCGGAACGCGTCGGTCAACGTGGTCTGGACGTGAAGTCGGGCCTCGTCGCCGTACGCCTCGATCTCGGCCAGGTGCTCGGCCACGATCTCGGCCACGAACGGCTGCTGGATCCGGGCCGTCAGGCCAACACGGCGCATCTCGTCAACGACGAACTCGCCGATCAGCTCCTCGGAGTCGGCCACCGCCGCGGCCCACAGGGCCTCGTCGAACATGCCGGTCGGGTCCACCTCCGGCGTCGGGAGATCCCCGACCGCCATCGACACCCGACGGCGGGCCTGGGCCATGAACCGGGTCTGCGCCTGGTGGCCGATCTCGTCGATCGCGTCACCGATGACAGGGCCGACCACATCCGCCGCTGCCACCGCTCGACGGCGCCGAGCGTGCCCCTTCCCCCTGCTGGTCGTCACGCAGTGACCAGTTCGAGGTGGCGGGCCACAGACTCCTCCACGATCCCGTCGGGGAAGTACAGGCCGTCGGGAAGCTGACGGAGCGGCCTCTGGTAGGCGGCCAGGTACAACTCATCGAGCTTGGCCACGACCTCCGAAGCGACCCGGTGTGCTGCGTCGTCGGCGTTCAGGTGAGACATGCGGAGGGTGTCCTCGAAGTACGACCGGAGCCACGTCACCGTCAGCCCCTGGAACTGGACCCACGGGCGGGCCACGACCTTCGACGGGTCGACCGCCATCTTCCGCCAGTCTGAAGCCGGGATCGCAGGGAGAACCTCCAGCTTGGCCAGGGCCCGCACCCGGTCCTTCGTGTCGAGCGAGTCCCGCGGGATCCGTTGGATCACCAGCCCTGCGGCCCGTTCCACGGTGGCCTTCAGCCGTTCGGAGGCGGCCACCCTGACCCGTTCCTGGATGCGGGCCAGCTCCTCCGGGCCGGTCGTCACCGGGGTCTCGGTCCCGCCGGGCGCGGTGTCGGCCTCCTCCTGGGCGATGGCGTCCTCGTTCGCTCCCTCTTCACCGGCCTCAGCCGGGTCCTCGTCCGGGCCTTCGCCGTCCTCGGCCACGATCGCTGACGGCTGGAGCAGCGCGTCGGCGGCGTCGGGGTCCATGCCCATCTCGACGAGGACGTCCTTCGTGAGGCCGAGCGCAGCCAGGAACGGCTTGTTCGTGACCGACGCAGCCAGGGCGATGGCTTCGACGTACCGGCGGAACCGCTCCTCGTCCTTCGGCTTGTCCTTGTCGGGGTCGAACCCGTGAGCCCGGAGGCGGGCGTCGTCCGACAGGACCCGGTCCTTCCACAGCGAGTCGGCGGAAGCGGCGGCGTCGGACCGGGACAGGAGAGAGCTGGCGTCGAACTCGAACTCGAACCGCTCGGCCCTGGCCTCGTCCCACCCTTCGGCGATCATCAGGAACCGCCGCAGGTAGGCGATCGTCAGGAACTGGACGATCCGGTCGCCTGCCGGGATGACGTGCTTCTCGATGAAGTCCTTCGAGACCGTGGCACCGGTCCAGTGGTTGAGGGACCCCATCCCGGTCATCGTCTCCGGCGGCACATCCACGCCAGTGGCGATCCGCCCGAGGGCGTTCTCCCGGAGGTTGATGATCCGCTCCGGGTCCATCCGCTCGGCGTCGAGCTTCACGAGCTTCAGGGCCTTGTCGAGCACCTCAGCCGGGGCGTTCAACAGGAGCGGCACCAGCGAAGCGGCCGACTGTCGGTCCTCGATCGGGGCCGACAGGTGCTCGGTCAGCACCTCCAGGAGCGGGTCGACCTCTTCGTCGTCATCGACCGACTCGTCCTCGGTCCCCGCCGGGAGAGACAGCTCGTCGGCCACGAGCAGGATGCCAGCCGGGATGTGCGACTTGATGGTCGCCTCGATCAGCTGCGTGAGGAGGACAACCTCACGGCACGCCGCCGCCACCCGCCGCATCGAGGAGGTGGCATCACCGGAGTGCCGGGGGTCGCGGCGGTGGTACCGGGAGATGTACGTGTCTTCGTCCAGCTCCTCGACCTTCGAGTCGCCGGTCCCGCCGTGCTGACCGGACTGGATCGCGTGACGACGACGGGCCTTCTTCCCCGACTGGCGGTCCTCGACGACCTCCATGATCGACAGGAACTCCCAGGCGATCTGGCCCTTCCGGTCCGTCTTGGTGTCGATCCCCTTCCCGGGCGGGATCTTGTCGAGCGGGGTGCCGACCAGGTGCCCCTCACCGGCGATGAAGTCCGCCTCGGCGATCGACCGGATGATGGCCTTGTGGTCACCGGCCGGGCCCCGCAGAGCCAGGAGGGCCTTCTCGGCGACGGCCCGGTCGCCTTCGATGATGTCGTCGCCCTCGTCGTTCTTCTTCGGGACGATGACGTCGCCGGTCTCCAGGTCCCGCTCGACGATCTTGATGTCCGCCCTGGCGACCACGTCAGCGATCTGGCCGGTCACGTACCCGACTTCGCCGATGAAGTCGACGTGGCCGTACGCCTCCTCCTGCCACTTCTGGCGTTCCAGCTTCCGGGGTTCCTGGTCCTTGATCTTCCGGGTCGCGGCGGTCGACAGCTGCCCCACACCAGTGGGGACCTCGATCGCCAGCGCAGCCCGAGCCCGCTTGACCTTGCGGGTCGAGCGTGGGGGAGTGGTGGTTGCGGCGGCCATACGGCCACCACTCTAAGCGCACACCGCGGAGCGGGTGGTCCTCTCGGTCAGGCCGCGGCCTTCTTCCGAGACCGTTTCGGCTTCGACGGGTCCGACATGCGAGTCAGGTACCCGACCAGGGCCTTCACGAACACGGCGGCCAGCTGGTCCTGGCTCATCGTCCCGATCTTCCAGCCGGTGTCGTCACCGACCATCGCATCGACGAGCGGCACCCACTGGGCGGGGTCGCCGGTGACAGACCCGTAGTAGTGCTTCAAGATCCCGCCGAGCGCCTCGTTCGCGCCCTCGGCTCGGGAGTGGCCACCGACGATCCGGGCCTTGGCCCGCTGGTCAGCCCACCCGTAGAACGACTCGGGTGCGATCTCATGCAACCTGCCCATCAGTGCCTCCTTGGTCCGGCTGTTTGCGCCTTGAGAGCTTCCCAGAGATCGAGGGCCACAGATGGGGCCTGGCCGCCGTCCGAAACGGGCAGGGCCTGGTAGTACGCCTCCACGTCCCGGATCTCTCGGGTGATGGCCGCGGCCACCTCGGGGTGCTGCCACCGCATCTGCAGGGCCTCGGCCACGACCCGGCCGTCCAGGCGGCCGTCGTCACCGATCCACGAGCGCTCGACGATGGCGAGCGCCAGGTCCAGGTGCCACGCCACACCGGGCTTCTCCATCCCGGCCGAGTACAGCTGGTACCCGTAGCCGGTGGTCTTTCCGGCCAGGCCGCACACCTTGTTGAGGGAGATCAGCTCGCCGGTCTCCCGGAAGTGCCGGAGCCCGTGCTCGATCAGCACGCCTCGGGCGAACTGCTTCGGCTTCCTGGTGTGCTTGACCTCGGGCCGGATCTCCGGTTCCCGTCGCAGGTCACGGTGGTTCGTCATGGTCACATCTCCTCGATCTCGTAGCCGACCACCGCCAGGCGAACCAGCTCTTGCAACGCTTCGGACGGGGCACGCACCCCGACCTTCCGACCGACACGCTTGCCGACCGCCTCGAACACCCCGGGGTGAAGGCCGATCTGTTCCAGCAGCGGCTTCAGCTCCTCCAGGCGCTCGACTTCCAGCTCGTACCGGGCCGAGTGCTGCTCGACCTCGGCGTCCCGCTCAGCACGAGCCGCGGCCCGCTCGGCGTCCTCCCGCTCTCGACGGTCGACCATCGACTGGTGCCGCTTGCACAGCCCCGACTCAGTGGCCAGACCATGGCAGTCCTGCGTGGCCATCGTCCGGAACCGGGTCCATGAGCACGGGCGGCCCTCGACCCACTTCAGGGGAGCCGAGTCGCCGTCGTCGCCCTTCCGGCGCCGCCACTTCGGGATCTCCACGGAGGCGGGAACCCACAGCCCGTCGAACGCCTGACCAACAGGACGCATCCACGGGCCGTGGACTCCACGAGCTTCGGCGGCCGGGACCACGTCATCCCAGGTTCGCCACCCGGCCTTGTAGCCGTCCGACCCGTCGGACAGGTGACCGGAGTAGACCTCGGCGTAGTGCAGCCGACCACCGGCGGCCAGGTACCAGTACGGGCTCGCATTCGAGAACCCCGACTTCCCGGGTGGGGCCTGATACCTCAGGTTGGGGATCCCGGCCTCGGTCAGCTTGACCTGGATGTCCCAGGTGTTGATCGCGTAGCCGAACCGGTCGATCGCCGACTCACGCTTCGGGCGGCTCATCGCTCCCACCCCCGAAGGAAGTCGGCGGCCCACTGCCGCTGAGCGGCCTCTCGGGCCTCGTGCTTCTCGATCGTGTCTCGCTGCCACCGGATGAACCGGGCGACAGCCATCTGATGCCAGAACCAGGCGAACGCCATCCACCACAGCCCAGAGGACTCCAAGGCGGCGGCGACAAGCATCCCACCGATCGGGGCGGCTCCCACGAGGAACCCGAAGACCTGTCCGGCGTACCCGAACCATCGGAGGACCCGGTCATCGCCGTACCGGCCACGAGCCCAGAGGATCGGCCGGTCGAACAGTCGCTTCACCTGGCTCATCGCTTCCTCTCCTTCTTCCGGGGGCGGCTGTTGTACTCGTCGGTCCACTCAGCGATCCGGTCAGCCCAGTAGTCGGGGGCCTCGTGGCCAGGGACCGGAGCATCGACATGCCACACCCCGTACACGCAGCGGGTGCCGCCCCGGGAAGCGTCGTAGGTGTCGTGGAGGACACCGTCGATCACGGCCACGAGATGGCGGGTGACTCGGGCGATGATCCTGCCGCCGGGCAGCTCGTCGCCGTGGAGGTGGACCCGGCAGCCGGAGCCGACCTGCATGAGGGGCTCCCACTCGAACAGGTCGTCGAGGAACTCCTTGTCGCCGCCCCGGCCGCCTTTGCTGATCGCTCCGTTCCGTGCGGAGCGGGGCAGGCCGTGGTGCCAGTTCATCGCGGCGACCAGGTCATAGCACTGCCGGTAGGGGACCTCGGTGGCGATGGCCAGGGCCCGGGACACGCAGTCCCCGGTCTTGCCCTGAAACCCGGCCTCGGCCCGGCCGCCGTCGGTGATGACGACCGCTGGCGCCAGGGCGGTCACCGGGCCAGCTCCCGGATGTCGGAGCTGCTGATGTCGGCGGGCTCGAACCCGATGGTCTCGCAGACCCAGGCGGTCTCACCGATCACGACGATGTCACCCATCGACATCGACCGGTGCTGGAACCCCTCGGGGTGCCCGGCGTTGAGCCTGCAGTAGAACCGCTCGCACAGGTCATGAGCGACCCGCTTGGCGTTGACCTCGTAGGACAGGGCCTGGACTTCGACGTCCTCGACCCAGACCTCCAGGAGGGGATCGCCGGGGTGGTAGCAGGAGTCGCCGGACAGCATCCGGGAGAACGCTGGCATCACGGCCCCGGACTTCCGTAGGTCGCCGTCGATCTCCGACATCCGCTTGCCGGGGAAGGCTTCCTCGGCGTCGGACTGCCGGTTGACGACTGCGTCGTTGTAGAGCACACGGACGGTGAGCTGCGCTGGTGGCGCTCCCGCGGTGTGAGGGTTGATGTCTGTGGTGTTGGTCATAAAGTTACCGTAGCATCCTGTCCCACGGCCTGTCAACAACAGGGGACAACAGGCTGGACGCGACAGAGCCCCGGCCACCGCGGAGGGCTATCCCGGCGACCGAGGCCCCATCGGACCCTGGATGGTCGATCTGTCAGCCGTAGACCACCTCACCGAACAGGCCGATCTGCAGGAGAGCGTCGGCCGTGTCGGCATCGAAATCCAGCTCGGGGTCGGCGTCGAGCATCTGGTTCACCTGGCCGATGAACCGAGGTGCGATCTGCGGGTTCGACTTGACCGCTGCGATCGCAGTGCGGATGGTGTCGAGGTCGACCTGGTGCTCCTCGCCGTCGTCCTCTTCCTGGTCGTAGACGAGCACCCGACCCTCGTCGGGGTCGTAGTTGGCGACGGCGGCCCAGTAGTTGATGCCGCCTTCGACGGCGGTGATGACGATGTCCTTGAGGAGCTGCTCGTCGAGATCTGCGGTCAGTGCTGAGGTGTTGGTCATGCGATCACCGTAGCTTTACATCCTACAGCCTGTCAACATGGGAGGACGGTTGGACGACCGCCCCCGGGTTCCTGGTGACACTGGAACCCGAGAGCGATCGATTTCCGCCAGGGTCGGGCACGGAGGGGACTCTGATGCCGCATCGCCCCCAGGAGCCCGAGCGACCGGACGGCGAACTCCAGTGTAGCCGTGGATCCTACGACGGGTCTACCTGCAACGCCAAGGAGGCTGCGTCGGCCCGGCGAGCGTTCACCCGAGCCCGGACAGCGTCCACATCGATCATCGTCCACGACGCCGTCCCAGCCGGAGCCTTCGCCACCTGCTCGACCAGCTCCGTCGTCGAAGCCACGTTCACGAACCGGCCACCGATCAACGCCAGCAGCTGCACCTGATCGGCCAGCATGTCCAGCAGCTGGTCCCGGTGCTCCCGGAACGCATCGAGGCACGACGTGGCCCCGTTGTCGGCCGACTGGGCTTCCTCGACGATGGCCATGAGCAGCACCTCGTCGGACGAGAACCGGCGCCTCGACCCGGACCCGGCTGCGGTGTCCGGCAGGACCCCGGTCCGGGACCAGTAGTCGAGCTTCCTGAACGTCACTCCGGCGAGGGCCGCGGCCCGCTTCGAGGAGTAGCTATCCACTGCCGTGGGCATGGGTACCTAGTGTAGGTGCTCCATGCTCCGGCTGGTCGGATGCGGCCACGGCAGGCTTGCCCCGGCCGCGCTTCCGTTCCCACGTGCCGACCAGCTCCCGAAGCTCGGCCTCCAGGGCCTCCGGGTCGGCCTCCCACTTCGGCTGACGGCACAGCACCTGGTAGCCCTCGGCGCCGAGCAGCTGGAGCACCTCCGGCGGCACCCGATCGAGGTCGATCAGATCCCACCCGCCCCCGCACGTCTCGGCCACCGCAGCCGACAGGGGCCCGGCGTCGTCCACGGCCACGAGGTACAGGGCGTCGAACTGGTTGAACATCGCCTCCCAGTCGGCCGCGGCCTCCAGGGCCTCCCGGTCGTCGGTGAGCCCATCGGTCGAAGCGACCCCCGGCCACGCCATGTGCCGGACGAGCTGCCAGCGGGTCATGACGCCGCGGCCCTGGTCGAGCCCCTCGGTCGCCCGCCGTTCCGGCCGACCCGGAGGACGTTGACCTTCCGGGCGGTCGTGATGATCGGGTTGTGCCGCTGGTCACCGGCCAGCAGGTCGGGGGCGTGGAGCGCCATGGCTTCCAGAAACGCTGACTTCGAGATCCCGGCCTCGGCCAGGGCGTCTTCGAGGACGTCCATGGCCCCGTCGGTCAGGTTGGCGTGGAGCGGCCGTTTCGGGCCCTCACCGCCGATGTTGACCTGCCCGTCCGGGATCACCGGGACGGCTCCGGTGAAGCTGATGTCGATGTACTGGCCCATCGTTGGACCCACCTTTCGTTGTCGGTACTGCTTGCACCGCCAACGATAACCCATGGGGACACTCAGGCCAAGGATGTAGTCGCGACTAGCGGCGGGTCAGTCGGAACACGAGGCGCGCCGGGGCCCACCACACCGCCACCACCCACTCGACCGCCGCCGAGATCAGGCGTGCCGCTGGATGCGATCCTTCAGCATGAACACCACCCACGCCGACGCGGCCCCTCCGTAGACCGTCCAGTTCGACGAAGGGTCGTTCAGCGCGGTGGCCAACAGCACGGCCAGGGCCAGGAGCACCACCGCCAACGCCAACCCGGCGTAGAGCCGGACCTGCGAGATCGGAATCCCCTGGGATCGGTGGGCAGCCATCAACGAATCACTCCCTTGACCCGCACACCCGCGATGCTACTCCGACAAACATCAACCGCCCAGGATCAGGTCCGCTCGCGGCCCATCGGTGCGCCGTCGAGCAGCGGATCGAGGATCCTGGCCGCCTCCTCCCACAGCGCCGAGAACGCTTCGTGGTGGTGGTCGATCTGGGCCACGGAGCAGATCCCATCGATCATGTCGGCGGCCACGGCGTGGGCGTTCCGGCCTCGGATGGCCACCGAGATCGTGAACGACCCATCGTCGTTGGTCCGCTTCGACCGGGACCGGCCAGGCTCACGAGGCGGGGACCGGAACGCGATCCGGGCGCCGATCCGGTTGCGGGCGGCCTCGGCCAGCAGACTCCTGGCCAACGAGGCGAACATCACCGAGGTCAGCTCCGTGAACGTCCTCGCCGGGCCAGCGTCAGCGTCCCGGGGTGGTTCAGTCTGAGGGGGCCGGTCAGGCACGTCCGAACCTCCGAAAGATCAACAGACCAGCCGAGGCCACAGCGACGGTGACGGACCCTGCAGCCACACCGATCACGGTTCCCCCGACGGAGCTACCGACGGCGGCGACACCGATCGGAGCGCAGATGAACGCCACGAGAGCCAGCCAGGCCCCCATAGGGTCCCGGTCGAACCACTGGGAGTACCAGGTGCGCTCGAACCAGGCGGTCAGGCCCTGGACCCGGACTTCGCCACGAGTCAGACCGACCGGAGCGCCGGGGCACTCCTCCTGGTGGATGTGCTGCTCGGCAGCCATGAACGACGTGAACACGGTCCAGCAGTCCGGGCAGGTGGCCCGGTAGCCGAGCGGGCGCCACCGGTTCAGGGCCCAGTTCCGCAGGCCCCACAGGATCGTCACGTTGAGCGCGATCCACCCGGGGATGATGAACGCCATGTCCCACGGCTCCTCGGCCCACGCCTCGACCGCGGCCCGCGCTCCCCACCCGGCCAGGGCGTACAGCCACCACTCCGGGATCTCTCGGCGGGTCCTCATAGCTCCAGCCCTGCTCTCTTCAGGCGCGCCCGGATGTTCCGGACAGCGCGGTAGTCGGACAACGTCTTCCCCGATCGGACGAGCTGCCCGTCCGGGCCGAGCCACTTCAGGTGCCCACCCGACGTCATCTCGACGGTCCAGCCGCGCTCGTGAGCGCAGCGGATCATGGGCAACAGATCCCGGGACACCCCGCCTCGGATCATCGGGTCACCTCAGCCAGCCAGGCCGCGGCCCGACCGAGCCCGGGGATCCCGGCAGTGACGTCCGCGGCCACCTCGGAGGGGCGGCGGGTCTGCACCTCGGGCCACCAGCAGAACATGTCGATCGAAGTTCTCGACCAGACGGTGAAGGCCAGCGGGGACCGGCGGTCCCACGAGTTGATGACCTGCTCCGAGTGGTAGTTGGCCCGGCGGGCCTCGTGGTCGTCGGCCTCGATCGAGTCGACGTCCATGGCCTCGTGCCACTCGACGAGGATCTCCTCGAAGGGGGCGAGCCGGAACTCGTGCCGTAGGTCGCCGAGGTCTTCGGCGGTGCGGGTGGTGCGGTCGAACCGGATCAGGTGCCCCTGGAACCGAGTGGTCGTGTCATGCGTGGTGTTGGTCATACCCGCATCGTAGCACCATTACCTACAAGGTGTCAACACGTGGGGACTGGCCCCGGGGAGGGAAGGAACCCCGGGGCCGTCCACCTGTCACGTCGAATCAAGCAGCGGCGGCCCCTTCCTCGACCGACCCATCGTCGGCCGCCTCGCCATCGTCCTCGACCGCGGCCACCGGCTTCGGGGCCACCGTCTTGCCCTGCCGGGCGTCGTTGATCTCCAGGGCCATCTTCAGGAGCGGACCCTGGATGCCGCCCATCTCGGCCATCTGCTGGACGATCACGGTCTCCCAGCGGGACTGGAGGGCGTCGTCGCCGAAGTCGATCACGGCCTCGTGCAGGTCCCCGGCCGCGGCCCGCAGGTCCCGGGTCGACTTGGCCCGAGAGTCGGAGTCGACGACGGCGCCGAGCAGCTCCTTGCGGTGCTTCTCGTTCTCGGCCTGGTCCAGGGTCATCTCCAGGATCCGGCGTCGGCCGTCATCGGCCGGACTGCTGTTGGTGTTTCGCATGGCATTGCTCCTTGTGGTTGGTTGGTCTGCTTGCGATCGTGCGGCCGAAGGGTGCTCGGCCAGGTCAGACGGTCGACCCAGGATCGGGCAGCCGTCCTCGGTGTGCCGTTCGACGGCCACCGGTTCGTCCAAGTGCATCTCGGCCACGGCCGCGGCCCCGATGGGGTCGCTGACGGCCAGCTCGATGACGTCGCCCAACGTCGGGGAGCCCTGCCGCTGGTGCAGCTCCAGTAGGGCGGCCAGCTGAGGGTGAATCCACACCCTGGCCCCGCCCTCCCCCGGAGTCGACCACGGGTCCGGCATGTCGACCGGGCCGTACAAGCGGCGGACGTGCTGGAACCCCGACGGGATCCGCCTCCGGTTGGCCAACGAGGTGAGGTACTCCGTGAAGACAGCCAGGGCCTGCGTGTTCCCCCTGTGGGCCGCAGGAGCGACCTGAGAGAACACTTCCAGCGGCCCGTCCCCAAGAGGGCCCGACGGGTCGAGCGGGCCGCCAGGGTCCATGGGACCGTCCCACCGGCCAGGGCCAGGCTCCGGGCCCCGGTCGCCGTCGAGCGGGTCCTGGTCGCCGAGCGGGTCGTCCTTCGGGGCCCGGCACTTCGGGCAGCCCTTGTGCTTCGGGTGACGGCAGTCGTTCTTCGGGTGGAGCGGGTCGTCCGGCTTGCAGTACTTCCAGAACCCGAGCGAGGTGAACACCAGCTCGGAGTGCGCCGACCGGGGCGACGTCCGCCGCCCGGTGACCTTCTCGGCGTTGATCCGCCACGCCACCCGAACCTGGTCCCCGAACCAGTCGGCGTCGGCCGGGTCCCCGACGCAGAGCCACGCCACGTGCAGGTGCGGGTGCCAGCCGTGCTCCTTCGACCACAGGATCTGCAGCACCGTGATCGCCGTCAGCACCTTCGCCCGACGGCGAGCGGCCCGGAACAGGCGCTGGTCCTTCAAGCGCCGCCACGACCCGAACAGCTGCCCGGTGACCAGGTCGAGCGAGTCGAGCTTCCGGTGAGGGACCGTCAACGCCGAGTGGACGATCCACCCGCCCGCGGCCTGATGCCTGCGGAGGTACTCGGCGCCCTCCTGCTCGGCGAGCTGCCACTGCATCGGGGAACACCAGGCGCACCGCAACGGCGACCGGCAGGCGACGAGCTGGCCGCCGACCATCCGCCCGGCCTCGGTCAGGAGCAGGCCGGGCCCGTCTTCCTGCCCGCCGATCGGGAGCCCGCACTGGGCCAACGTCGTGCAGTCCGGGTGGTCTCGGCACAGGCGACGGCCGAGGGCCCGCATCGCTGCTCTCGTGCCAGGCCCGAACCCGGTATCGGGCCTCGTCCTGGTCCCAACGGTCGCTGTGGTCGTCACGTCGCATCGTCCATCACCGGCTCAGGTGAGCTTGAACTTGTCGAGCAGGGAACGGGGCTCGCCCCCGAAGGGCTTCACCTCGCGGCCCGAGTGGTCACCGAACTCTCGGACCTCTCGGGAGTCGTCGAGCGGGGGCCGGAACGTCCCGAAGATCGACAGCGACTCGGACGTCTTGGCCCAGAACCCGGCGCCCTCCGTGCGCTCCTCCCAGATCCCCATCTTCTCCTTGTCGGTGAACTCGCCACGGCTGTTCGGCATCAGTCGACCTCCATCGATTCCTGCTCGGCCATCCACCGATCCGACTCGGCCTCTTCCCGCCAGAACTCGGCCGACCCGGGTTCGCCTTCGGCCGCGGCCTGAGCGGCCATCGCCCCTGCCCACGAAGCGTGACGCCGGTAGAACGACGCCTCGGCCTCGCCGGGCTTGGGCCACAGCGGCTCCTTCCACGCCAGAAACATGTCCCCACTGCTCACGAGAACCACCCCCGGTCGCGGCCCTCGGTGAACGCAGCCGCGGCCTGACCTTCCGGGCCCGGGATGTCGGAGCGCCCGGCGCCCTTCATGTCCCAGAACCGGCCCGAGTCGTCCTGAGCCCACACCGACCAGCCGGTGCCGTCCTCGTGACCGAGGATCTCCAGCGGAGACCCGTCGGCGCCGACAGCCCGCATCTGGGTGCCACCCCACTCGGCCTCGTCCTCAGCGGCCACCGGTCAGTCCTCCCACCATTCGGCATCGACGATGTCGCCGCCCGCGCCGCTCCCGGCCCCGTCGCCGGTGACGTCGGACAGGACCCACGCGCCGCCGGTGCCGTCGTCCCAGATCGACGGGTCGTCGTTGTTCGAGCCGGGCTCGACCCACACCGACTGGACGGTCTGCACGGTCCCACCGGAGTCGATGGTCTCCCAGTACGACTGCACGGCATCGGCCGCTGCGGTGTTCCCGCCGTGCGGCTGACTCATGACGTCAGGTTGGTGAACGACTCGCCAACCCCTCCGACGACCTCGCCTCCGAAGTCGAGGATCGAGCCGGTCAGCTCGCCCCCGCCGAACGCCAGGTCGACACCGAGGATGGCCATGGGGAGCGTGCGGGAGAGGTTCAAGTCCTCCCACATGTCGTCCAACGTGACCATCTCGAACATGCCTTTGTCGCTGATGCTCATCGCAGAGCACCTCCTTCCGCGCCGGTCAGGGCGCGCTCGTGCCCGCCCCGCGGCCTGATGCCCAGGGGTCGGGGGTCTGCTTGCGTTGCTGCTACAGCAGGACGGGGATCGCCGCGGCCAGCCCGGCCACGACAGCGGCTGCGGCCACCAGGAACGGCACCGCTTCCGACACCGCCTGCAGAGCGGTGGCCAGGGGAGGGTCGCCGACGTAGACCGGCGAGTGACCGCCCATCCCGTCGGGCCCGTAGATCGCCTGGATCAGCGAGATCAGCTCGGCCCCGGCGTTCCCGTTGTGATGATGGTTCGCCAGGGTGCCGTACCGGTCCCGGACCTCGTCGTACTCCCCGATGGCCTTGGCCTCGATCTTCGCGGCCTGCCACTTGAACATCGGCTTCCCGCCGTTCAACAGCACGGTCTCCGTGAGGGAGTGATCTACGAGCGGCCACCACAGCGACGTGGGGGGCCGGTCGGCCTCCTCCTGCCATCGCTCGGTGAACGGCCGCATCGTGATCCCCACGTACAGGCGGGAGCCCCGCTGGATCCCGAGGTTGGAGTCCCCGACGGCGAACAGCCGGTACATCCCGAACACTGCGAACGTCTCGTCGCCTACAGCTTCCGGACCCATCGGGGTTGACTGCTCCGTGTCCATTGATCTCACCGTCGTTGCTCACCGTACTACAAGCCCGGGTCACGACGCCTCCCGGGTGCCCCACAGCGGCTGCGTGGGGTCGGCGGCGGCCGGGTTCTCCGGCCAGGACGGGTCGAACGGCTCGGCCGGTTCGGTGGTCGGGTCGGGCCCGGGGCGGACGTGGGGCCGGAGCCCGGACGCCCGCTCCTGCTCGGACCTGATCCACGACAGCGGCGAGCGGAGCATGTCCTTCCAGCCCCGCCCGGGGCCGCGGCCTGGGCCGCCGAACCCTTCGACGTAGTCGCGGGGCTTGAAGTGGATCCGCATGAACGCCGTGGTCGCGAAGTTGCTGCCGGACCGGTCGGGCCAGATCAGCTCGATCGAGTTCGTGGAGTCGGACACCTGGGGGAACTGGGCCGACAGCTCGTCGAGGACGTCGAGCAGCTCCTGGAGGCCACGGCCGGGGGTGCGGAACGCCCGCACGGTGACAGTGTGCCCGTCGTACGAAGCGATGGGCCACAGGCCCGGGGCTTCGAGGATCGGCCGGTTGGTGGCCACCTCGGACACGGTGTCCTCCGGCTGGGTGTCGAACGACTGCACCTTCGGGGACTTCCCAGCCAGGATCGCCCACTGGACAGGCAGCTCCCGCCTGAAGCTGGCGTACTGCCGTCGGACCCACCACTGCTCCATGACCATCCCGAGGCGGATGTCGGCCACCCACAGGACAGGGACGAGGACGTGGACGAGGATCATGACGATCGGGTGGAGCGTCCACCAGGCAGCGAAGTACCCGGCGACGGTGACGAACGCTCGGGCGATCTTCCCGGTGGCGATCTGGAAGAACGCCGACACGTTGTCGCGCTTGTAGACGCCGTAGGCGGCCAGCAGACCGAGGAGCACGGCCCCGATCCGGGACTTCGGGATGGCCGACCAGAACGTGGCCGCCACTCCGAAGAGGGCCCCGAAGGGGACGAGCATCCACAGCTGGATGACGGGGATGCCGTAGACGACGAGCCAGGTCAGCCCGATGGCGGACATGACGAGCGGCCAGCCGTACCCGAACCAGTAGACCCACCGGAGGAACAGGCCGAGGCGGGCGCCGTGGGGGAACCGGCGGGCCAGCGCAGCGAAGTAGTGCCGGTTCGAGGTGATCGACCCGGGCCTCATGACCGGTGCCTCCGATCGTGCTCGGAGAGGGCGTTGGCCAGGATGAGCCCGAACCCGCAGATGAGGAGCGCAGCGGCTGCGATCCCTGCGATGAGGGGCGGGGTCCCGAAGCTGATCGTGACAGCCAGCAGAGCGTTGGCCAGGATCACGATGACGATCGAGACGAGCAGCGGGAACCGGCGCCGCCGGGGGGCTCGGACGGCGACGGGCTGGCGGGGCTCGGCCCGCAGCAGGACGGGATCGGTGAACGGCGCCGGACGCTCCGACACCCACTGCTCGGGGACCGGGCCGGTGCGAGGCACAGGCCGGGCCGCCGGGCGGGCGACGGGCAGGTCGACACCGCTCGTGTCGAACACGGCGTCGGGGCGGACGATCGGATGGTCGGTCGGGTGGTGGTGGTTGGTCATGGTCGGCTCCTTCAGGCCAGGGTCGTCACGACGACGACGGCGAACACGAGCACCACGCCAGCGAGGCACGGTGCGATGATGAGACCGGGGGTCACTTCCCTCCGGGCGGTGACCGGCTTCGGAGTCCGGTCGGCGTAGTACGACAGGGCGAACACGTCGGCCGAGGCCCCGATGAGGCCGCAGACAGCGCACGCCCATCCGAGGGCACCGCCGAGCCATGGGGCGGCCACGAGGAACGCCACGAACAGCGGGATGCACGCCTTCAGGATCCGGCGCTGGGCGACGGTGAGCGGCTCCCGGCCTCCGTTGGTCCACTCGGCCGGAGCGGCGATCGGGTCGGCCAGCACCTGCTCGACCGGTGGCGGCCCGTGGGTAGCGGGCTCGCCGGGGACGACAGGGTGGGAGGGCTCGATCAGCTCGGGCGGCGTCATCGCCGGGTCGAGGGAATGCAGCTCAGCGTCCACCCGGTCCGGGACCAGCTCCACGTTCGGGCGGGCATCGAGCGACGGGGGGTCGACCCACACGTCACCCGGGTCGTGCTCGCCGTCGGCCTCGACAACGGTCAGCACCGGGGGGACGTCATCGTTGCGGCCCTCGTCGAGCCACGCCTCCCGAGCCTCCTGCTCGAAGTAGGCCAGCTGCACCGGGGTGTCATCGACGACACCGCCGAACTCGTTGTCCGGGGGCTTAGCGCCACGGGCCACGGCCCGGCCCCGCTTCGTCGCCGGGTTCGACAGCACCGCAGGGATCGCCGTGCTGGTCGAGTTCTCGAACACGACCGGGAACCACGTCGAGGCCAGGGCCCGCACCGCGACGACCAGGCCCATGTTCCGCAGGGCCTTCCCGCCGCCGACCGCGTCGACATTCGGGTTCTGGGTCATGTCGATCAGGTGATGCCGGACCTTCGCGCCCTTCGCTGCGTGCTTGGCGTGCAACGCCCGGATCTGCTTCTTGCACTCCAGCGCGACCTCGGAATCAACGGCCCCGTCGGGCTCGAAGAAGTCCCCGCACTCGTCGGTGATGATGAGCGTCGGACGGCCGATCCACTGGACCCCGTCGCGCTCCATCCCCCACGTGTTGCACCGATGCTGGGCCTTCTCGCCCTCCCGCCGGTGCATCTCCTCGTCCAACGACTGCCAGACCGCAGCCGCCCGCTTGTAGTCCTCGTCGGTCGAGCCGAGCACCACGTCCTCGGGGCACAGCTCAGCGAACTTCAGGAACGTCGGGTCGTCGACCGTCGGGGAGATGATGACGATCCGCCAGCCCTTCTTCCACGCCTGAGCCGCGATCGCAGCAGCGGTCTCCGACTTACCGGACCGGGTCTTCCCGACCAGCAGCGCGTGCGGGTTCTCGACCGACGTGTCCCAGATCAGATCGGAGCCCTCCGACAGGCGACCCAGGTAGAACTGGTCGGCCGACGACGGCACCCTGGTCAGGTCGAAGATCTCCAGCTCGGGGAGCCGGAAGTACGACAGCACGACCCGCATGACGGGCATGTCACCGAGGCCCCGCTCACGCAGCAGCGGAGCGACCTGCTCGGGTGGCGCCATCAACGTCACCTGCGCCTCGGCGCCCTTCGACGACTTCAGGAAGTCCGGGATCTCAGTCCTCGGCTGCTGAGCGTCGAACGCCCCCGGCAGCCCGATGTCGAAGTACTCGACCTGCCGGTCCTCGTCCTTCCACCACCGCAGCAACGGCGGCACGTAGAACGTGCCCCGCTCGGCCGGGAGCACCTTCTTCATCCGGGAGCACCAGTCCGGCCACTCGTACAGCATCCACTCCCACGCCGTCGCCCGATCAGACGGGAGAGCCCGCTGCTTCGGGTGGACCAGCTCGCCCAGCTCGAACTGGGTCAGCCCCGGCGAGTCATGACTGCTCATCGCAGAGCCTCGATCTTCACGACCAGCTCCCCCGCACGAGCCGCACGCGACTTCAGCGCACCGACCAAGAACTCCATCGCCTGACGCAACGCCACCGAATCCCGATCCGTCGCATCCACGAGCAGCGGCGCCCCGTGCAGCAACTGAGCCCCGACCTCGGGGCCAACATCGAACGCAGCGGCCAGCAACTCCGGCCCCGTCATCCGCCGACCGGTCATCGCCTCGACCAACTCGTCGAGCGCATCCCGGTACCGAACCGCCTCCGAATGCGCCAGATCGAGGCACACCGTGCGGTCGAGATCAGTGGTGGTGGTCGTCATGGTGGAGTCCTTCCCAGGGCCCCGACCCGTCCGGATCAGGGGTTGATTCACCTTGTCCCCATGAGTATACTAGATCATGCAAGGCCGTGCAAGACCCACTCAACCACCACCCTGACACCCACCACCTGACGCACACCACCCAAACCCACCAACCCGAGCACGGACCCCGAAACCCAAGCCCCCACGCACACTGGCCCCGGCGCGCCCAACGCAGCGCGACCCCAAGCCATCCCAAACAGTCGCCTAGGCCCGTCCGAGCAAGGTCACGCACGATGGTGTAGCGTGTGGCCTGAGATCCCACGCTTGCGTAGCATTGCAAGCAAGAGCCCGAACCACGGGCTACTGGGAAGGCAGAGACCGATGTTCGAGAACACCAAGCTCATCAAGCGAGACTCCAGCTGCGTCGGAGGCGACTGCGCCGCGGTGCTGGCCGTGAACGACACCCCCGTGGCGTTCGAGCGGGCCGGAGAGCCCGGGTACCTGGTTCAGGGCCAGGTCGACCTGACCGGCGACGAACGAGAGGCCGCCCGCATGGCGTTCGAGGCCAAGGGCATCGGGCAGGCCGACACCGAGGGCATCGTGTGGGTGCCCGCCAACGTGCTCGACGAGCGCGACGACTGAAGGAGGACCCCGATGGGGCTGGAGCTGAAGGACAGGCAGGATCTGTGGTCGAGCGTCGACCGGTCCATGTTCCACTTCGAGTGCCAGCGCGACTACGGCACCGAGTCGGAGACCCTCCGGGCGTGGCTCAACGACCCGACCTCGGTCCCGTCGCTCCGTGACGCCGAGCCCGGGTTCGACGGGTGGCTCGACATGGTCGAGTCCCACGTCGCTCGGGGCGTCACGGTGTCCAGGGTCCGGGTGTACGACTGGCCGATGACCGACTACCAGCGGTTCGAGGCGCACTTCGCTCGGGAGAACCTGGAGGCCGGAGAGACGATCCGGGTGATCGACCGGCGCCAGGCCGAGCAGTACGGGATCCTCCCCGCTGCTGGGCCGTGCGACTGGTGGATCCTGGACGACTCGACCGTCCTGGTGCAGCCGTTCGTGGACGGCCGAGTCGAAGGAGCGTTCCTGATCGACGACCCGGTCCTGGTCGGCCCCTACCTGGGGTGGCGTCGGGATCTGGTCGCCGCGGCCACGGCTGTCGGCGGCAACTGATGGACAACCCGCTGCTGACGCAGTGGCTGACGCAGCCGGGGGGCCTGGCCCGACGTCTCGCCGACATGGCAGAACGGGCCGGGCTCAACGGCGCTGACCTGGCCAACCTCGTCGGCCGGGACCCCGGGACGATCTCCCGGTACCTGAACGGCCGAGTCGTCCCACCGGTCGAGGTGATCCGGGCGTGGTGCGAGGTGTGCGACCAGGTCGAGCAGACGCAGGTGCTGTTGGACCTGCAGGCCGAGGCCGACGCGAAGAACATCCCGTGGCGGCGCAGGGTGGCCATCGGCGTCGAGGGCACTCAGGAGGCGTTCACCGTCCTCCACCGGCGCTCCACGCTGGTGCGGATGCACTCAGGCCCGTACATCCCAGGGCCTCTCCAGACCGGGGGATATGCGGCGGCGATGCTGGAGGCGTATGCACGCTCGGTCGCTGCGCCGGTAGAGGGGATCCGGGAAGCCGTGGAGCATCGGATGGCCAGGGCCGAGCTGGTCGGCACGACTGGCCACGACTACCGGTTCGTGATCCACGAGGCCGCCCTGATCTCGGGGCCGCCGTCCCACGAGACCCTCCTGGAGCAGGCCAACCACCTGATGGCCATGCTTCCGGAGTGCGACATCAGGATCCTCCCGCTGCGGGGCGGGCTCCCCGTGGTCGGCATGTCCACGTACGCGATCTACACGATCGACGACAGCCCGTTCGTGATCGAGGAGACCACGACCGACGACCACGAGTGGCAGACCGTCACCGAGGTCCAGGCGTTCGAGGCGCACTTCGAGCGGATGACCGACGCGTGCGTCCCGGTCGAGGAGACCAGGGACGTGATCGACCTGGCCCGACGGCGCCTCGCAGCCCTCATCTGAGAACCACACGACCCCGACCACACCGGGAGGGAAAGTCGGTGGGGCCGGGGCCGGGCGATCGGGGGGAGGATTCACATGCGGCGGGGCGGGTGCCGCGGCGGGCGGCGGTGTGAGATCCAGGCCGGGTGGTTGAGGCGGGCCAGCTCCACCCGGAACAACGGCTCATGGTACGACAACGGTGTCCGCCCGCCAAGCGGATTGGGGTGTTTCGCCTCCCGGATCTCGCCGATCGACTGTAGGACGTCGCGGAGAGCCCGGAACGCTTCACACAACCGCTCCCAAGCCTCACACACGACGTCACGGACCCGGGCGAACATCGCCCTCAGCTCGTCCAGATCCACGGCAGCGAGTTCGTCGTCGGTCACCACTCGTACTCTGCCACGTGCTGCAGCCACGCGTCGCCATCCATCGGCGTGGTCCCAGCCCAGTACGGCGGGTGGCCCTCCATCTCGACCCGCCAGGTGCCACGACCGAACCAGCGGACCACGTCCTCACGCAGCTCGGAGGCGTAGTGGGCCACCGGGCAGCCGTCCGTGCAGCCGGTCGGGTGGAACACGTCGATCTGGTCGAGGCCGTCGGGGCGGGCCCAGATCTGCAGGATGTGCGCCTCGGTGGTCCACGTCTTCGGCATCAGAGATCGTCCGGCGGGGCCTCGTCCCCCACGACAGCCGGGCGGACGGGGACAGGCTGAGCAGCGAGGGCCCGCCACTCGGCCGCCCACATGAAGTCCAGCCCGGCGGCCTCAGCGCACGCTTCGTCCTCGGGGCGGTCGCCGACCATGAGCCCCATGTGAGGCGGGTAGGTCTCGCCGATCTGCCCGCGGTTGCGTAGCTGGTTCGCGGCCTCTGCGATGGCGCCCGCTGAGGGTTTCCGGCACCAGCAGCGGGCGTCGATCGGGACCGGGGCGTCGGGGTGGTGGAGGCAGACGTGGACGGCGTCGAGCAGGCCCTCACACTGGGCTCGGGTCTCGGTGATCGCGTCCCACACCTGGTCGACCCCGACGAGACCGAGGGCGGGGCCGCCCTGGTTCGTGACGGCGACGATCAGGCCGCCGTCGTCCTTCCAGCGGCGCATCATCACGAGCGCCTCGGGGAACACCTCCACGTCCTCCGGGCCGTTCACGAACCGGCCCAGCTCCGTCTTGCCCTTCCGGACGGTGCCGTCCAGGTCGACGTACAGCACGGCCACGTCACCCATCGGAGCCGTCCTCGGCCGCGGCCAGCTCCTCGGAGATCGCCACGGTCCGGTCGGTCATCGACCGGTCGTCCTGGTCGAGCCAGGCGTAGATCTTCCCGGCGAGCTGCGACACGTCGGAGTCGAACCCGATGTGGACCTCCCGCCACTGGTTCCGGGAGTTCGGGTCCCGGACCAGGATCACCTTCGGGTCCTCCGGATGCGAGGGCCCGTCGCCAGGCTGGAACACCTGGAAGTCGGGGCGGCGGAACGCCAGCGAGCAGAGGAACCCGAGCACGGCTTCAGCGTCCTCGGCCTTCGTCTTCCAGAACTGGGCTTGCTTCTCCCAGTCCGGGTCGGCCCGGTCCTCGACGAGGGGGTGGCGGCCACTGGTTCGGGCGAGCGCTTGGTCGAGCAGGCCCGGTTCGGGGTGTTGCGTCATCGGATCTCTCCTTGCGTTGCTTGTAGCAGACCGTACTGCAGACGGAGGGTCAGTCGTCGCGATCAGGTCTCGCCCATGGCCTTGAGGCCGCCGGGGGCTCGGAGCGGGAACGACCACTTCAGCATCATGGCCAGCACGTCAGCGTGGCAGTGCTCCGTAAGAGGGCAGTAGCACGCCAACCCCACAGCGTCACGGAGCGGGTCGAGCCACGTGGGGTCGGCCTCCAGGCAGGCCCTGGCGTACGCCTTGTAGCAGGCCAACGACATCGCCCTGGTGATCTCGAACTCGGTCACGTTGCCCTGGTAGGCGACCCCGGTGGCCCCGCCGATCTTCCACGGGTTCCCCCACCTCGATGGCCTGGCCACGAGCCGATAGCCGTCGGGGAGGGGCTGGCCACGGCGGTGCTGGTGACGGTGCTTCATCCGTTCCACCACCACCGGCCGATGCTGAGCAGGAGCGCCCCAGCGATGGCCACAACCATGGGGACGAGGACGCCGTAGGCGAACAGGCCCCACCCGAACCGCTGAGCTGCTGGCTCGCTGTCGGAGAACATGCGGAGCGGGTCCCACCGCTCGGCCACGACCCCGCCGAACAGAATCCAGGCCAGGACGGCGCCGATCGTCAGGCCACGGCCGGTGCGGGTCAATGGACGCCGTCCTTCAGCTGGACAGCGCCGGAGACGTCCGACCGGACCCTGGCCGAGACCCATTCGACCGCACGGACCCGATCAGCCTCCGGGAGGGACGAGATCAGCTGGTAGACCTCGGACATCACCTGCACCTCCCGGTCGGCCCGCGGTGCCTCGTCGATCACGACGATCGACTGATCCATGGTGGTCAGGTGCGACCGGTAGCCCCGGTCCCACACGAGCTGTTCCAGAACGTCGACCTGGCTCAGCTCCAGCTCGCCGTCATCGACGAGGACTCCGACCAGGCGGGTGTGCGGGTCGACATCGCAGAACTCCAGGAGGTTCCACTCGACCTCGATGCTCATCTCGGCCACCACCTCCCCGTTGTTGAGGAGGCGGACAGCCTGCTTGCGGTCGGTCATCGGTGAGCCTCCATGTGCTCGATCAGCTGGTCTGGGTAGGCGTCGTGGACGAAATCGTCCAGCTCGCGGCCGTGGAACTTCCCGGGCCGCCACTTGAACACCCACTCGTCGTCACCGGACTCGCCGGTGAAGTACCCGAGATGGTTCGACAGGGACCCGTCGGCGGTGCCCCGCCGGTTCCGGCCGTTCCGGTTCGCGATGAGGATCCCGGGCTCGGAGCCGGACCCGCCATTGTCGAGCCAGTCCTGGAGATTGCCGAGCGGCTCCCAGTTGCCCCACTGCTTGAACAGCAACGCCACCGAGTGCTCCGGGTAGTCGCCCCACTGGCCGGTCACGCACCCCGGCTCCTCGACGCAGCCCATCGAGCAGGTCCCCGGCCCGTACCCGCCTTCCATGCCAGGAGCGTCGAGCGGGTGGCCGAGCTTCTGATGCCGGTAGTACGGGCACTGGCCGTGCGCCCACTCGTAGTTGTGAGCATCGACAGCGTCCCGGATCTCGCGGACCCACTCAGGGTGCATCGGCCGGATGCGCCGCATGGCGTCCTCACCGCCCCTGGTGATCGACTCACCGCCCACGATGACCCAATGGATGCCCGAGTAGTCGAGGGACTCCACAGGGGCCACCAGCGGCTCCAGGGACAGGAACCGGGTCGGCCAGTCGATGGCCCTCAGGACGTCGGCCCGCTCGGCGAACGCATCCGAGCCGATCGACGTGCCGAGCCACACGTTCGGAAGCGGCCAGACCTCGGCGCCGACCATCTCGATGAACTCGGTGTCGGCCATCAGCGCCGCCATCCTGGTCGGCCGCTTCGTCAGGATCTGGAAGACGTGCCGCGGGCGGGACGCCATCACCTTGAACACCTCGGCCACGAACTCCCGACTGACGGAGCCGTGGAACAGGTCCGACATCGAGTTGACGAACACGAGCTTCGGGTCCTTCCAGTCGGCCACCTGGAGCCGGTCGGGCAGCTCGTTCACTCGACCGGACCAGTCCAACTCCTCACCGATCACTTCCAGGCTCCCGGGCCTGCGGATCTCCTTCTCGACCGTCGTGCCCTCGTACGCCTGGCCGCCCTTGCCGCCCATCAGCTGGATCCGGTGCGCCTGCGGGATCGCGTAGCAGTTGGCGCACGCCGGGTCGTTCCCGACCTTCGAGCAGCCCACCGTCGGATTCCACGTCTTGTCCGTCCACTCGATCGCTGTGTCACCCATCGTCGGGCCCTCCTGCAGTCAGTTGCGGAGCCCCCCACTGGAGCCCCTGAATCGCTGTTCCTTCTTCGATGGCCCGCTCGACCTGCGGGATCACGGTCTCGGCCACCGTCCGCCCGTCCGGGCCGATCAGCCACGGCAGGAACGCCTCATCGAACGAGGCGATCCCGGTCTCCGACATCTCGAACGCGGTCTTCACGGCCAGCAGGACACACCGCCACCTGCGCCGCATCTCGGCCTGGACCCGCTCCTCGATCTGCGAGGCCGACCGCTTCTGGTTCTTCCCGGTGTGCGTGATGAACCGCTCCGTGCCGGTCGGGTGATCGAACCCGATCTGGACGCCGCGGCCGTTGGCCCGGAACTGGACCCCGGAGCGGCCTTTCAGCGGGTCGGAGACCGACATCACCGGCGCCCCAGGGGCGTAGCCCTGGATGGTGCGCTCGATCTCGGCCTTCGACCGCTCGACCGACACCCCAGTGCCCTCTGCGTACATCTTCGTCACTGGGCCGACCTCGCCCTCGCTTGCAGCCTGCGGACCCCGGCCGCGGTCGCGGCCTCCCGGAGCGCCGAGATCGGGTCGGAGTCAGAGCGCTCAGCGTGCGACTCGCCGATCGTGACGTTGCAGGTCACCTTCTGGCCCTCCGCAGCCCACTCGAACGTGGCGGCAATGTCGGCCGGGTTCTCCCGGTCGAGGATCGGGAGCGGCATGACGCAGTCGTCAGGGCCCAGCTCGGCGCCGTGATGCCAGATCGACACCTCGTCCGGGTGGACGCTCGAAGCGAAATCGATCAGCAGCGCCTTCTCGGTGCCGTCCTCGTAGAGGAACACGCCCATCTGGCCGAGCAACACCGGGGTGCCGTCCCGCCAGGTCGGGTGCTTCCAGTCGACCGACGTCATGACGCTGCGACCTCCAACGCGGCCCGGAGGCGGCCCTTGAACTGCGGGGCCCCGGGGACACCCCAGTGCGGGTCGAGGCCGAGGGCCACGACAGCATCGACGGCCTGGTCCATCGTGATGAACGCCCGGCCGTTGCCGGACAGGCGCACATCGAGATCGTGGCCATCGAGGACGGGCTGCGGGTTCGAGGCCGGTGAGCCCCGCCATCGCAGCTGGAACTTCCGGCCGTGCTTGACCAGCTCCCACACCGGGGAGCTGGCGTACATCGTGGTGGTCGTCATGCTTCTTCTCCTTCTGGCCAGGTCCACCCGGCCACCTTGTCGGGCCCGGCCAGCTGGGCCATGCCCAGCGACAGGTTCCCGTCGTTCCAGTAGTCCCTGGCCGCCATCCCGGCGGCCAGCGCGGCCTCGTCGTACGGGAGGCTGGCCCGCTGCGGGATCGTGGCCCGCAGCACGAGCAGCCGGACGGTCGGGAACCACTCGGCCCAGAACACCCGCCCGCCCCGCCGTTTCGGTGTCTCGTGGGTCGACATGGTGGCCACGTGCATGAACGGCGACGGGCAGGTGACCGGGATGGCCACCTCGATCCGCTGCCAGCTCACTCGACCTCCAGCCACTCGATGTCGCCGGACCAGGGGCCGTCCTTGGGGATGGTGACTGCGAACTCCCGGGTGGCGCCAATCGAGGTGCCGAGGGTGACCCAGACGGGCCCGGGGAGATCGTCGATCTGGACCGAACCGGTCTCGCCGGAGGCCAGCTGAGCATCCACGTAGCCGTCGTAGTGGTAGATCTCGGTGATCCGGATGGTGGTCCCGATGCGGGTGACCGGCACCGAGGCCACGGTCTCGTTCCACTTGAACACCGAGTCGATGGCGGCGTGCATGACCTTGTCGCCGTGGGCGGTGTCGACCTGGTCGAGGTAGCCGTCCTCGTCGAACGAGCCCTCGATGACCTCGGCCTTCACGAGGGCCCCGTAGATCCGCCACTGCCAGTCCGAGTTGTCGACCGGCCGCTTCCCGGAGAAGTTCTCGCCGTCCCGCCACAGGTTCGTGACGGCCAGGCACAGGTACCGGCGGACGGTCAGCTCTCCTTCGCCCATCGGGGCGTTGAGAGCGCGGTCGATGGTTTTCTGATCGATGGTGTTTGCCATACCCCCGCACTGTAGCACAGCAGGCTACGTGCTGGGTAGTGGGATCGGCTACATCACCAGTTGATCTCGACCAACCACTTCGCCCGATCACCCACCACCGCGTACCGCACCACCGCCTCCAGGATGTCAGCCTCCCGGAGCAGCAGAGACGCAGCCGGTTCGAGAGCATCCACCGCGGCCTCCCGGCGGCCGTGAGCCGCGGACACCAGATCGTTCACGAGCTGCTCGACCTCGACCCCGAGACGAGACGGGGCGTCACCCTGGCCACGAGGAATCCACCCGGCGTGCAGCAGAGCCTTCCGGTACACCCGCCAGTCGTGACCGGCGTCCTGCCACAACGTCGCCAGCGTCGTGTTGCCCTGATCGAGACGAGGCGGATCGGCCTTCATCCCGGCCCGGCGGCACCGCTCCTCTTCGCCCTTCACCCGCTCCACGATCGCCTCGTAGTCAGGGATCCGGTACCCGGCCGCCACGAGCGCAGCGAGCAGCTCCAGGAACCCCCGTCGGGTGTGAACGAACCACGTCTCGTTCGTGTCGGCCAGCATCACCGAGTAGTTCGAGTCCCACCCCTCAGCAAGATCGACCGGGTTCGGTGCAGAGTGGAACGCGTAGATGTCGCAGTCAGGCGACCACTGGGTGTACGTCATCGGGAGGCTCCTGGGCAGGCGACGCGGCAACCACCAGTCTGGCCCCAGGGCCCGAGGATGCGGGCGATCAGATCCGCCCAGCAGCGATGTCGTCCAAGATCGACCGCATCGCCTTCGACCGAGGCGTCTCGACTCCGATGTAGCCCCGGGGCGTCTCGTGGTAGAGCCGCTCGAACAGCGCGGCCCGGTCACGCATCGAGGCGACGATCAGCTCCTGGTGGGCCTCAGCGAACGCCTGCAGCTCCAGGCCGACCCGGATGGCCAGCTGGTGCTCCTCGTCAGCCGCGGCCCGCAGAGCCTCGTGGATGGTGTCCATCGACGCCTGGAACTGGGCGCCGGTCTTCCCGAACGACTCGAACAGGCCAGCACCCCCGCCCCCGGAGCGCTCGACAGCGTCGGCCACCGGCTCTCGTGCGTCCTCGGCCAGGTCCCGAGGCGGATCGGTCCACCAGTGCGGCGGCTGAGCCTCCTGCTGGGCTCGGACCGTCTTGGCGTACCCGAGCGGCACACCACGAATGGCCCTGGCGGTGTCGGGATCGGTGATCTCGCCCTCGATCTCGGCCGACCCGTCAGCCCGAATCTCGACCTTGGCGGTTCCGACCTGACGGCCAGCGTCATCCCGGATGGGGACCGGGTCGGCGGCCACGTCGGTGGCCACGACCTCCTGGAATCCTTCGTCAGCCATCGTCGTCCTCCTCGGCGAACTTGCGGAGCGCCTCAGCCAGCGGCGACTCACCCGCCGACATGGCCACCACCCCGTCCCGGACCATGATCGCGTACGGCTCGGCCCGCATCCGCTGCCAGTGAGCCTCCAGCATCGCCGGGTAAGAGCCGTACAGAAGCGCCACCATCGCCCGCTCGTGCCAGATGGCATGAACCACCCCAGCGTCCTTCGGCAGCTCGGCCAAGGCCCTGTTGGTGATCTCCACGGCCTCCATGACCCGATCGGCCGGGCGGACCATCGGAGGCTGCGGCTTCAGGCGGTCGTGGCGGTACAGGCCGTAGGCGTCAGCCACGGCCAGCTCGTAGTCGGAGGCCAGGCCGAGCACAGCCCGGCGTTCCTGCTGGACGGCCATGTTGACCAGCTCGCGGGCCATCTGCGACTCGATGTCCATGATCGACCGGTCCACCGCGGCGACGGCTGTGGCCAGGTCCAGGTGCGAAGGGGTCATGCGTCGTCTCCGAGTGCTGCGTCGAGGTCGAACAGGCCGTGCGCCAGCATCGCAGCGTCCGTAGCCAGGTTGTACCACCAGTCCGAGGACCGGGGCTCCAGAATCTGCGGGTCGCGGGCGTACTTCAGGAACAGGAACCGGACCGCCTTCGGCTGAGACTCCACCCGGGTGACGCCCTCCATCGAGCAGACGATCCCGAACGCCTCAGCGAACCACTCCGGCCCCACCTCCTTGGCGGCCAGCCGCCCGGTGAGCTTGCGGAGCAGCGCCTCCTCACCGATCCCCTTCAGGAACTCGGTGCGGACCTGGATCCGTTCGAAGTTCTCGGCCAGGCCCATCCCATGCTGGTCGGCCACCTCCCGGAACGCCTTCTCGAAGTCGGGCCAATGCTCGGCGCACAGGAAGAACGTCCGCAGCCCAGCCGATTCAGGGACGGACGCCGAGTGAGCCACGGGGTTGAGGCAGTCACGGCCTCCGGGTTCGATGCAGCACACAGCGTCGGGCGGATACGAGCCGGGCATCAGAGCTGGCCTTCGTCGATGACGAGCGCCTCGGACCGGGGGAAGGTCGTGCCGACCACCCGGATCCGTTCCAGCTCGATCGCGGCGTCCACCACCGCGGCGGACCGGTCGGACTCGTCGGCGGCTCGGACGTGGGAGAACAGCTGCCACCCGAACCCGTCGGTGTCGTTGCCCATCTGGGGCCACAGGTCGGGGACGTCGATCCGGCCCGGCCAGTCGTCCCCGAAGTAGCCGTTCAGCTCGCTGGACGCCACGGAGACCCGCCAGGTGGTGGTCTCGGTCACCTCGAACACGATGAACTGGGGGATCCGGCACGGGATCCGGCGGCCTGGGTAGTGCTCGGCCACGATCCGGTCCCGGTCCGGGAGGTCGGGGTGGAGGCACTGATGCCACCCTGTCGCGGTCATCACCGAGTTGGCGATTCCGACCGCCTGGTCCTGGTCTTCGGCTTCGACCACGAGCAGATCATCCGGCCCGGCGCCGAGCGGGTGCTCCTCGGTCGCGAACCGCTGGGGCACGGAGAACAGGTACTCGCTCATGCCGGGACCGCCTTGGCCCCGAACTCGGGCATGAGCGACCACTCTTCCAGCTGGGGGGCGACCCGAACGTCGAGCAGGTTCCCGTCGGAGTTGGGCTGTCGGCGGGGGACGACGGACACGATGTCGTCGAGCCGTTCGCCGTGCATGTCCATCCGGAAGCAATCGCCGATCGGCAGCTCGCCGTCGGGCCGGTCTTCCAGGATGATCCGCAGGATCCGGTTCAGCTCGGCCACGAGGCCCATCGCCTTGCCCTTGTCGCCGATCGGGTGGGCGGTGGCGAACACGGTGCGCCACTGGATCGAGCGGGCCTCGATCGGGATGATCTCGCCCAGCTCATGCGGCTGGGGGTCGCCCTTGCGGGCGGTCATGATGAACGGGGCCAGGTCCCACGGATCGATCACCTCTTCGCCGTGGTCCCGTGCGTCATCGGTCTGCCGCTCGGCGTCATCAGCGTGAGGGTCGACCAGCACTTGGCCGGGCCACAGCACGACGATCCCTTCGACGGTGTCGGCCTCGATCTTGCGGAGCGTCGCGGCCGAGACGGGTTCGAGGAACTCAATCGAGCCGTTGCACTCGTAGTAGTAGCTCACGAGTCGTGCGCCCCCTCGGTCGTCAGGGACACGGAGGTGCCGGGCTGGACCCACACGGTCAGCTCGGAGGAGTACGAGCACCCGGGGTCCTGGCGGGCCACGGCAGGCATCGGCCGGAACTCCCAGTCGGGCTCCAGATCGGAGCCGAGATGGTGGCCCACGGAGAACGACCACGAGCCGTTGTAGTGCGCCCAGACGCAGAACTTGCCATAGTCAGGCTGGTCGATCACCCACCCGCCGTACCGCAAGACCGACACCTCCCGGAGGTCCGTGGTGTTCGGGTCGTCGTCCGGGACGATCTGCTCGATCTGCTCGGCGTAGCCGTCGGGGACCCGCAGATAGATCAGGTCGTCCGAGGCCCCCGAGAACGAGATCGGGACCAGGCCGCTGGTCGGCGGCGGGGGGTGTGGCGCTTGATGGGGCATGGGTTCTCCTTCGCTGTCGAGCCCGGCCAGGGCGGCGCGGGCGGCTTGCATCCGCCGGTGGTACTCGGCGGTGGAGGTCACGACCGGCGAGCGAGGCGCTCCTCGCGGGCGACCCGGTCGGCCTCGTCCTGGTCACGGATCACCTGCTCGGCGTCCCGCTGGATCTCCCGGATCCGCTCCGAGAAGCTCTCGATCGTCGCCTGGTCCCGCATCATCCGAATCGCTGAGGTCAGCGACGAGGCGGCCCGGTCGACGACGTTGCGGGCTTCGACCCGGGCGGCATCCTCGGCCCGGTCGAGCATGGTGGAGATCTCGTGGTCCACGACCCGGGCGTCGATCCAGTGCGCCGACGGGGTGTCGTACGAGGACCCGGACCCGATCTGGGGCATCTCGGACTTCCACTCGGACGCCCGGGAGAACCGCACCAGGTCAGGAGGATCGGTGTCACGGCGACGGATGTCGACCGTCACCTGGGTCTTCGTGGTCTTGGTGACCGGCAGGACCCGGCGGTTCCGGCCGCGGCCCGAGATGACCAGCACCTTGTCCCCGGCTTCGATGTCGTCGAGGCGGGTGCGGTACCGGTCGGGGTCGACGCCGTGCTCGGCGAGCCAGTCGGCCCGCATATCGTCGGTGATCCGCTCATCGGTGTCTCTTGAGAGGTACATCGGGATAGTTCCTTTCGTCGTGGTGGTGGTGGGGAGGTGATCGACCGGGCCCGGGGCGGGGGGAGGGGGCCGCCTGGCAACCACCACAGAAGCGGCGGCCGGGCCCCGGGCCACGGTCGAGAACTAGTGGCCCTCGACCGAGTTGGTCTGCCCGGACATGGGCAGATGCTCGGACTTGGGCAGCAGACGGGGGCGGGGCGCTCCGGCCCAGCGGGCGGTCACGAAGTACGCCTCGGCCCGGTCCTTGGGGCCGCAGGGCTCCCAGACCTGAAGCCGGAAGGTCTTCTGGCCCTGGTAGGGGCGGTCGAGGTCGGGTTGGACGATGTCGTCCTGGCCCGGCCGGTCCTGGACCTGGATGGTCTCGTTGGTGAACTCCTGCACGGTCACCGACTTCCCGGACTTTGAGACCCTTTCGACTCGGTAGAACGTGGCGTTGGTCTGGTCGTAGCCCCAGTGGGCCAGGAACCAGTCGCCGGGCTCGATGTCGAAGCGGTGGCCGATGGACTGTTCTGTGGTGGTGGTCATGACGTTACTGTAGCCTTTCGTCCTACGAGATGTCAACTTGTGATTACAAGACCCGGGGGCGGGGCCGCGGCCAACCGCCGCACGGACAACCGCGGCCCCGCCAACGCAACCCCATCGGGGGGCAGCGCTCTCAAGCAGCGACGAACGGATCGTCGTGCCCGTAGTTCCCAGGGTGACCGCCCCGCCACACCACATCGGCGCGGTCGAAGATGCGGTCAGCGTGCTCCAGGCCGAACAAGGCCACGGTGCAGTTCCAGCTGATCCGGCCGACCTTCCGGCCAGGCGAGTCAGCGGTCTCGACGACCACCTGGTAGCCGTCGGGGAAGGTGTGGACAGCCACGTCCCGCTCGATGTCGACGATGGTCACGACATCCGCCCGATCTCGGGGAGGGCAGTGCCACCGTCGAGCAGGTTGCTGGCGATCCGGTACTGGCACCCGGTGAACTCCATCGAGCAGCGGGTGATGAACCAGACCCACGGGTGGTCCTCGCGTTGGGTGTCGATGAACCGCTCACGGAGCCTCGCTTCGGAGTGCTCGGTGAAGACCATCATGGTGTCGCCGTCGGTGTTCTGGAAGTGGACCTCGAACCATTCGGCGGGGATCTCGGTGAGGTTCTTGTTGCTGTTGTTGACGGTGGTGGTGGTTGCCATGCCGACAACGTAGCACCTTGAACTACGGTGTCAACAGTTGGGGACTAGATTCCCATGGCCTTGGCCACGAACGCCGGAGGCTCGATCCGAGTACCGATCGTCTCCAGGGCCGGGTCGTCAGAATCCAGGTCCCACGGGTAGCACTCCGGCGACAGAGGCAGGATCACGACCTGAGCGAACTCGGGCCACCAGTCCATCCGCTGCCACCGCATCGGGTCAGGGTCCACGCCGACCTGCCGAAGCCACGCCTGCACTTCGGCCTGCGCTCGACGCCCGATCAGCCGCCAGTTGTCGCAGTCGACCGAGTACCACGGGTCCCCGAGCCCGAGCGTCTCACCGCCCTCAGACGCATCCGAGGGGCCAGCACCAATCACGACCGACGCTGCAGCTGCAGCAGCGCCTAGAGGGCCAGCACGAAGGAATCCACGGCGATCCATGGTGACGAAGCTACCCGACCTGCCGGGACGCAGCCGAACGAGCCCTCGATCGGCGCTTCGGGGCCAGGATCAGCTGGTTGAACGCCAGAGACCCGGCGTCGACCTGATCGTCATGCGAAGCGGCGCCCTCGACGTCGAACTGGGCGTGCTCCCTCACGAACGCAGCGTTCCAATCGGCCCGCACCAGGTGGATCTGGCCACGCTGCTGCGCCGCGGCGTACGCCTCGGCCCGGTACGTCTTCGAGCCCTTCGGGGGGACCAGGTCGTGCGGGTGCCCGGCGAGGATCTCCCGCTGCCACCGTCGCCGCCACGCCTTCCCAGCCGCCCCCGGCTGGTCCTCGATCGCTTGCCGGAGGAACGGGCCCCCGAAGTCCTCGCCGTCCTCGTCGGCCGTGTCGGAGACCGTCTGCTCGACCTTCGCTGAGCCCCACTGGCCGCGGCGGACATCGATGATGAACAGGTCGCCGGTGGTGCGGGACTGGGCCATCAGGACGCCGACGGTGTAGTCGCCGCCGTCCTCGGTGGCGGCCAGGTCCCAACCGCGGCGCAGGATCAGATCCGAGGGGAGCTGGTGACGGTCGATGTACTTCCACATCTCCCGCCGGAACATCGTCCCCTCGATGCTGTCGGTGTCGTGCTGCTTCTCCGACAGGAACGCCGCGAGGCCCTCGTCGAGGAGCTGCTGGTTCGACACCTCGATCCCGAGCACATCCGGCCACGTCGGCGTCCCGGACACGATCCGGTGGCGGGTCAGGCCCTGCTCGTCCTCGTACGTCTCGGTGACCAGGTCTTCGATCTGGGGGATGGGGCCGACCATGAGCCGGTCGCCGAGGAAGTCGGCCCGCCCGTCGAGCATCCTGGCCATGATCGAATCCGAGTGGATCTTGTTCTGGATGTAGAAGATCACGGCGTTGGTCGCCGCGGCGGGGATGATCGACCTCGTGAGCACATCGATCCGCTTCTGAGTCATGTACGGGGTGTCGACGTACTCCTCGATGTCGTCCAGGACGATGATCCCGGGCCGCATCTCGTCGACCTTCACGCCACGCATCCCCTGGTCCATCCCGAACGCATCGAGCGTGAAATCGGAGTTGGTGCGGATCCTGGAGCGGCGCCAGTCCCGCTTCGTGCCGGTGCCGGTCTCGTACATCTGCGAGACCTCCGGGTAGATCGACCCCACGGCGTTCGAGACGAGCAGCTCCCCGACCGCGGCGACCTTGTCCTCCACCGCCGACTGGGCCAGGCCCACGTAGATCCCGTAGTTCCGCATCCGGTAGCACGCCAGATACAGCAGGGCCAGCTGCACCGAGGTGGTCTTCCCGCCGCCACGAGGCCAGCACGCAACCAGCGGCCTCGGGCGCTTCTCGTCGAGGCGGACGAGCCAGTTCCAGAACTGCCGCTGGTACGTCGAGAACCCCGACACGTACCCGGGGGCCAGGGACTGGAGCCACAGCTCCCACCAGCCGACCTCGCCCATCACGTAGACCAGGTCGCACTCCTCAGCGTCCCGGTTCGGGCCCGACGGCATCGCGAAGACCCGCTCGGCCTGGTCGAGGATGGCCATGGCCAGCTCGGACTCCAGGTCGACCGTCCCATCCTCCAGACGAGGGACGAGGACCCGATCAGGAGGGGCTTCGAGGAGCGTCACGGTCAGTTCTGCGAGGCTTTCTCACGCCGAGCGCCGAGAAGCGGGCCGAGGGCCGTCTCGACCCCGGTCACCGACGTCCGCATCGGGCCACCGCCAGGGCCGGAGTGCTCCAGCCGCTGAGCAGCCGGACGGAAGTTCTCCGGGTCGATCATCTCCAACAACCGGGCCGCGGCCCGCCAGTCGTCCCTCGCGGCGCCACGCATCAACGTCATCAGCTCCACCACCGAGTTGCTCCTCGCGCGCGTGAATGCCTGCACGAAATGCACGTACATGCGGTGGTTCTTGGGGACTTGTTTCATGTCGAATGGGTCGGCGTCTGGTTGTTGGTCGAGGTAGTGGCGTCCGCGGGAGAGCCAGTTGGCGAGTGCCCGGTCGGAGACGCCTGCGTATCCGGCGGCGTGGGTTTGGAAGTTCCCGATGCGGAGGGCGTCGAGGATCTTGGCGCCTTTGCTGCCTTCGGCCCATTCTCCGGTCTTGGGGTTGTAGCCGTCCGCCAGGTCGGGTCGTCGTCCTCGGGTGGCCATGGTGCTCCTGTCGGGGTGTCGGGGTGTGTCGTCTATCGTGCCACGCGTGATTTGCGATTCGTTGATGGTGCTGGCCCCGCATTGTGATGATGAGACGATCGGGTGTGGCGGGCTGATCGCTCGGGTGTTGCGTGAGGGGGGCAGGGCGACGGTAGCTGTGCTGCGGGACGAGGGGCCGGTGAGGTGGGCTGAGATGGACGCCGCGGCCGGTGTGTACCGGCGGTCGGGTGGGGTGTTCCACGTTGAGCGTGCGGTGGTCCCGGAGTTGCAGGTCACCCTGTCGGACTGGTTGAACAGCTACCGGACGGATCTGCTGGTGAAGATCATCGAGGGGTTCCTGGAGCGGGACCGGCCGGAGTTGGTGGTCATCCCGTCCCCGGCCGAGACGCACCAGGAGCACAAGGCGGTCTACGAGGCGGCGATGATCGCGATGCGCCCGTCGGGTGGGACGGACAGGTGGCGGCCACCGAGGATCGTGACGTTCGAGCACCTCGCCGACGCCTGGCGCAGGACGACTCCGGTGGTTCCGGCGTCGTGGTACGTCGAGCTGAAGCTCCCCGACATCGTGATCCAGGGGGAAGCGATGGCAGCCCACGAGTCGCAGGTTCGGCCACCGCCCTCAGAGCGGTCCTTGGAGGCACTCCAGAACCTGGCCAAGGTCAGAGGGGCCGAGGCCGGGGTGGAGTGGGCAGAGGCGTTCGCTGTGCTCCGGTGGCTGTCGTGACCACCGTCTGCGTGGTCCAACCGAGGATCCTGCCGCCCCTGTACTTCCTGAGGCGGATGGTCGACGCCGACATCACGGTGTTCCTGACGACCGCCCAGTACACGAGGAAGTCGAAGGGCCCGGACGGGAGAGCCGAGTTCACCGGGCAGTCCCACTTCCGGATGACGAACGAGTGGGTCGGGGTGCCTCTGTTTGGGCCGCGGCGGGCCCCGCTCGACCAGGTGAAGGTGTCCAGGGAACCGCAGGCCCTCGGGAAGCTGGAGATGGCGGTCCGACCGATGGACGAGCACGCCCAGTGGTTCATGGGTCACGTCCGCCGGGCCGGGACCCTGGCCCAGCTCGGAGTCGCTCACCTTCAGGATCTGAACGACCAGCTCGGCCTGGGGCTGGTCATGGCGACCGACCGGGAGATCGGGGTCACCGCAGACCAGCACGAAGGCACCGACTGGATGCTGGCCATCGCGAAGGCCGTCGGAGCGACCGTCTACTCGGCAGGCGGGTCCGCGGTCATCCACTACCTCGATCCCCTGAAGTTCGAGGACGCAGGAGTCAGAGTCGAGATCCAACGCTGGGACGAGCAGACAGCCCCGACCGTTGCTGTGCCGGGGCTGTCCGTGTTCGAGTGGATGAGGTGGGCGCCGCTCGATCTCGCCGAGCGGCTCGCCTAGCAGATCGTGCCCTGCAAGCCCTGGGCCACGGCCTCCTTGCCCTGCAGCTTCGCCGTGTCCTCCGAGTAGCCCCGCATCACGATCTCCAGGTACGGGTTCGGGATGTCAGCCTCGTTCTCCAGCTTGCACGCCTCCTCGAACCAGTGATCGATCCCCCGACCCATCCGGCGGCCCTCGGCGGTGTGCATGTCGAGGCAGTAGTCCGGGACCTCCGGGTCGAGCAGGTCGGTCTGCGCGTAGGTCGCCCAGATCGCATCGTCGATCACCCTGGACTTGGGGCAGTGGACGAGCATGTGGACGGCGTGGATCAGCATGAGCCGCTCGGGGTGGTTCGGGTTGTTCTTGGCCTTCTGCTCCTGCCAGGTGTCGTACAGGGCCCGGATGTCGCCGACGAACCCGGGAGGGGCGGCCGGGCCGATGTCCTCGGAGACGATCACGAGGATCCGGCCCCACAGGTACTTGCCCTGCCCTGACTGGTCCAGCTCGACCGCATGGGTCAAGGCGAGATCGAGGTTCCCTCGGCGGACGGCCTTCTGGAAGATGCTGGTGGACTTCCCGACCGTCGAGCCCCTGAGGGTCGGCTGGCCGAAGAAGGGATATTTGGCGTTTGTCATACCGACGAACGTAGCATCCTGTGCCACGGCTGGGGCGGGTGAGTCCCACAATTTTCGCTACCGTCCCCCATCATGCCCGACAAGCCAGCCGTAGCCGCCGACGACATCGAGATCGTGGACATCGACAGCCTCGTCCTCGACCCGCACAACGCCCGCCGCGGGTCGATCGCGAAGATCGTCGAGTCGATCGAGGAACACGGGCAGCACCGGCCCGCGGTGTGCCGACGAGAGGACCGCACGGTCACCGTCGGGAACCACATGATCCAGGCGATGCTCCAGCTCGGCTACACGCAAGTCGTGGTCTGGTGGAAGGACGACGACGAAACCGAGGCGACCCGTAGGAGCCTGTCCGACAACATGTCCGGGGATCAGGCCACGTGGGACGTCCCCGGCCTCAAGGAGCTGCTCGACTCCGTCGGCCCCGACATCGCAGGCGGGGACGACGACCTGATCGCCCGCATCATGGCCGAGACCGCCGCCGACGACCCGATCGACCGGCCCGAGTACCCGATCCAGGCCCGACCGGGCGAGGAGTACGACTACATCCTGGTGTGGGCCGACAACCAGATCGACAAAGCGTGGCTGGAGACCTACTTCGGGACGAAGGTGAGGGGCTACAAGAACACCGCCACGAAGCGCACCCACATGTACGGCGTCTCCGAGCTGCAGGAACGCATCGCGAGGATGGTGGCCGACGGGGCGCTCCCGGAGATCGAGGAGGCAGACGATGCCGAGTAGCACCGACCTGTTCCAGATGGTCATTCTGTCGGCCGGTCGCGCCGAAGACGTGAAGACGCAGACGGTGTTCCCCACCGAGGAGCTGGTGCTCGTCTGCCCGGCGCACGAAGAGGACGCCTACCGGGACCACAACCCCGACCTGGAGATCGTGGCCCTCCCCGAGGGGTTCCCGGCCGGTGAGGCCCCGGTGCGGCAGTGGATCATGGACCGGTGGCCATCGAGCATCCAGCTCGACGACGACCTGGTCTACTTCCACAACATGGAGTCGCTCGACGGCAAAGCGATCAGGAAGCTCGGGCCCGATGAGGCGTTCGCCGTGATGCTGGAGATCGCCGGGATGGCCAGAGACGCCGGGATCTACCTGTACGGGCTGACCCCGTGGCCGCACCCGACCGCCTACCACTGCCAGATCCCGTTCCGGATCACCGGGTTCGTCATCGGCGGCGTCGTCGGGATCCACGAGGGCTCGAAGCTCAGGTTCAACCACCAGCTCACCGCCGCGTCGGACTACTGGCTGTCCGGCCTGAACGCCCACTACCACCGGATGTGCCTCGTCGACTTCCGGCACTGCTGTTGGGACAAGGCCGGAACCTTCAGCCAACCGGGGGGCCAGCAGATGCACCGGTCGCTCGACACCGAGGCCGAGGACACCCGCCTCCTCACGAAAGCGTTCGGCAGGGACGTCATCCGCCCGAAGAAGGGCAGCTCGATCAGCTCGCAGACGTCGTTCGGGTCGCAGCGGGTGCTGCAGATGCCGTTCTGACAGGAGGAACCATGGACGAACCGACCAACCCCGTCTTCGCCGACTTCTACGGCTACGCCGACCGGCACGACAAGCTCCACCGGATGAACGGCTGGAACACCCCGGAGGCCGCCCAGGCCCGACTGGTCGCCATCGCCGAAGCGGGGATCGGGGGCAGAGTGGTGGAGATCGGGTGCGGAACGGGTGCGCTCGCCCACCACGGCGACATCACCGTCTACGACGGGTGGGACATGAGGCAGGCCGTCCTGGCCAAGGCCCAAGACGGGCGCCCGCAGATCGGCGGGGCCAGCGAGTCCTGCCGGTTCCACCACGGAGACGGCCTTGCAGCCCTGTCATCGATCTCCGAGGGCACCGTGGATTGGGTGGTGGCCTTCGGGGTGTTCAGCCTGCTCCCGACCGATGACGACCCGGTGGAAGCCATGTACCTGCTCTACACGCAGGCCGCCCGCATCGGCGCCAACGTC